TTAGAAGTCGTTTTCAGGGGATTGATTAAGGGCGGCAGCTATTTGTTTAATCATTGACAATGCTAGTTCTGAGGCAACCTTGTATTCGTGTGCACCTACACCTTTATAGTAAGGATCTACAGGTACGGTAATACCGCCGGACATCAGTGCCATGAAAGGTTTTTCCAAAGAATTCAACACTATCTTAAACTTGTTGTCTTTCAAATATATCTTACATCTAAACATTAACCTTATCGTTTCGTAATGAGAAGTGATCTTGCCTTTTTTAGTGGTATCCGAGACGCTGACGTTTGTAAATGTATTTCCTTTATAAGATATCTCGCCCAACTCAACATCTTTCATCTCGACTACATTTCTAATATCCTTCGAGGAATTACTTATATAGTTAAGTGCGTTACTATATAATTGCTGCTTGGTTAATTTTGATGAAGATACAGTATCCAGCATATATCCTTTGGCATTCGGTGCTTGCTTTATATAACTTGGATCTTCCTTGAAAGATTGTGCGTACGATCCTAAAACTATAATTAGGAAAGAGACCGTTAATAAGTGTTTTTTCATGTTTTTAATTTTATTATGGGTTAATAACTTAATTCCTTTAATACTTTTACCACAATAAATAAATGCTTGATGGAAGACCTTTTAACTGTGAAGTCTTCATAATTTTTATTATGACTTCTTAAGGTCCAATGATTCTCATCCTTTCCATTTCTCAAATACTTAACAATAGACAATTCATCAGAGATCACTACATAGGCGTGTCCCGGTGGGATGAAGTCAAAGTTTCGTAGTCGTCTGATAAGCATTATATCTCCGCCGTCTATAAAAGTCGACATACTATCACCCTTAGCTCTGACTCCAATCAGTCCAGTAGTGTTAGGGTTATCTTTCAGATATAACCAGCCCGCAAGCGGAACTGTGTTATTATCATCAATGATTCTGGTTACAGTCCCAGCGTTTATTTCTATGTCATAAAGCGGTATAGATCCCTCGACAAAATTCTGTGTTATAGGTACGGTTGTAGATCCATTTTTATCTTTTAACATATTCCCTTCACCTGTAAGAAGCCAACTAGTGTTTAATGAAGGATATGCAATAGAAATATTATCTAATGATCTCTTCCGGATTCCGTCACCGATGTTGTTCACGAAGCCATTGGATAAGTTAGCGTTTTTCTCAAAAGCCTTAGTATCGATATTCAAGTGAGAGATAAACGTTTTAAGACGGTCCTTTAAGTTCATTGGTATATTGAATTAATTTAGTTGGCTTACAGGTAGTTACGATGTGTATGAAAATAAATCTAATATTTCTATTGTATTAGAAACTATATCTATTTATATTTGTTGTACACAATAACACAAAGGTACTAAAAAACAAACCCTGTACATATAGTAACTAATTACCAAAACGATGAAAACTAAAAGCTACGAACCACTAGTGATTGGAATACCAGAGAAACCCGAAGCGTTGCCGGGTCCTCAAATAACATTAAGGGAGTGAGAGATACTGAGTCATATAACTTATCCCGATAAGATCATAGCAGACAAACTGCATATCAGTGTAAGGACAGTTGTAAACCACTCGGTAAACATCCGAAAGAAAACGGGGCTAAAATCCAAAGCTGAAATGACAGCATATTGGATTACCCATATACTTAATAAAAACTAAAGCAATATGCAGACAGAATTAGCAACACCCACGCCTGGGGTAGGGATTAAAAAAATGATTCTAGCTATGGAAGTAGGGGAGTTATCATTTCCAATCAAACACCGGAACTCAGTCAGACCGATCGTAAGCGACGTTAAGATTGACCATCCAGAAAGAGTGTATAAGACTTCAACTAAGAAGGTGAATAACGCAATTACAGTCATTAGAGAGAAATAACCATTCAAAACCACCCTATAAAACCACCGAAAAATGAAAAAAGTAACCAAACAATCGAAGAAAGAAGCAGCTAATAATTTTAGAAACGAATACGATAATCAGATTAAAAAGGAATCTCAGATCATCGTCCAAACTCTTTGCGCTAAGTCATTGAGACTGCATCTTCAGAATTAGACAACCGGGTTAATTCACCTTAAATAATTAACAATGATGCTAACAATTAAAAATTTTGAAAACGGGCAGTTCGGCCACCTTACTTCGCTTAAAAGCGAAAAGACTGGAAAGGTTATGTTTATTGCTAAAGAGGTATGTGATCTTTGGGGTCACAAGAACTCAACCCAAGCAATCAAGGATGCGAAACTGGTAGAGGCTGAGCTTTTATTAATAAAGAAAAGCACTAACGTTCAGTTCTTTGTAGAACTGAGTAAGTTGAACTTAGTCGGTCGTAGGTCATCAAGTGTTCAACTTGTTAGTGAATCCGGACTTTACAAGCTTGCTCTCAACAGCAAGAAAGCAGAAGCGGATCAACTTAAACACTGGATAGCTACAGAAGTTCTTCCTGCCTTACGGCAAACCGGAAAGTTCGTGATGCAAAACACCGTAACGAGCATCGGTGAGCACAGCAGTATTCCAGTTCAAAAAAACAACAGCAGGGATGTGAATAGGGTCAACTATAAGAACGGGGGTGTTCCGGAGATAGTCGAGTACAATACTAAGAGTTGCGTTGCGATGACAGGCAAAAAACCGAAAGAGATCAAAGCCTTAGGACGCGACATGGGGTTGAAATCCGCGGAGTGCTCCAGCTCAAAAGAAGTGCTTCGTCATATAAGACCAGAATTAGCTTGCACGATGTCATTTATTGACAATGCAGTAAAACAAGGCCAGAGCTTCGAGAAGTTTGTCGAGATCGGAAAAAAGTACGCGGCACCACTCTTCAAAGCAATGCTTGAAAGCGGGATGAGACCTGGAGAATTATCTATGTAACCGAATATAAATAACTAATCGAAATGGGAAAGCAATCTAAAAAGAAGAAGTTAAAAGCACTACAATATGAAGTAATGACATTACGGGTATTATTGAGTGGCTTCATGGAGTTTGTTGGCTACGACTCACAAGTATATAAACCTATCGTGAAGCCTGTCAATATCGAGCCTTTCCAGGACTTCCAAAAAGAATTAAGGGACACCGAAAGCAAATATGCTTTAAAAGCCAGTTAAGATGCAAATAGCCTATTTAAACAAGGGGAAGATTAAGGCTAAGCCCCAAATTGAGCAGATGCTTGAAAGACGCTACAACAAAGACATTCACAAGTGCTACCTAAAGAACGAAAAGGAATTAACAGCTCTCGGTATCACAGAACACGAATTCGTAGCCAAGATGAAGGAAATGCTCAACGCATAAAAAAGGGCATCTACTCGTAATAGACACCCTCCTTAAGTTTCCAGCCACATCAAGTAACCAAAAACCAAACGTATGGCAAAAGTATTCGAAAAACCCGAATCCACAAAAGTGGTCGAACAGGCTGTTCACTGCTTTTCATGTAACGCTAAAATAGACAAGGATTCTACCGAGCGTCGCCGTTATTACAGGTTCCAATTCTGCAACACGGAATGCCTGGAAGATTTTACACGCAAATTCAGTTAGCCATGAGAAATCAAGTCTACAACGCCGTTCATGACTTCACAGAGAAGGATAGGGTGGCATCCAACTACCGCAAACTTTGGGAGAACAAACTTAGAAGCGATGCACATCAGTTTGAGACTGAACAGCAACGTGCATTCAATGCGGCTCTCAGAATAGCCATTAGAGATCTTTCAATATGGCTGCTATTTATTGTTGCTGCAGTTCTGGTTTTAATAATAGCTGCAAGATGGATAGGGTAGCATGGGTAAGGTTTGAGCGCATCCTTTACGCCGTACTTATGGCTGCCGCCATACTTAGCGCATTTTTCGTCAATAATTAACCATTCACAACAAAATATTATGTCAAATCAAATCGAAGTAACAGCAAAGTATGTAAAAAGTCTCTCGCCTGCCGCAGTAGCTACAGATAAAGCCATAGGCGAACACTTTGTAAATAAGTTCATGGCAATGTACCGGGTTCCTAAAGTACAGGCTACAGCCTTCTATGAGCGCGAAAAGGACAATTTTCTTAAGCGGATAAGCGATAGCGAAGATCTGCAGGCTTGTACGCCGATGTCGATATTCCTTGCTTTCATGCAGGTTGGCGGCTGGCAGTTGAGCTTTGAGCCGGGAAACCAAAGTGAAGTTTACCTTATACCAGGTAACCGAAACATAGCGCCAAAGAACCAGGCACCGCAGTGGATTAAAGAAGTCGTTGCACAGCCTACACCATGGGGAGAAAAGAAGATCCGCATTCAGAACGGACAAGTCAAAGACGTTGCAAAACCGATCATTGTCTGTAAAGGAGACATATATGAAGAGTACCTGGACGAAAACGGCAACCTGCGTGTGAAGTGGGCAAAAGGTGATCGTGGCGAAAAGCCAGTGATCATCGGGTCGTTTATCCGGATAGAAAAGCCAGACGGATCCTTTGAAATCAAAACGTTCGATATGTCGGATGTGGAAAAATGGAAATCATCATCCGCCAAAAAGAACAAGGATAAAGGTGCAAACGCACTTTATACGTCCAACAACGGCCAGATTGATAAGATGTTCTTTGAAGGTAAAACCCTGAAGCATGCCTTCAAGTCATATCCTAAAGTCGTAAATGCTCCAAAGCTTCCCGAAACATTTGTTCCGGCCGGCAGCGATGCTATTCGTCAAGGCTTTGATGTAACGGAGTTCACGGAGGAGGCTACTTACGAGCAGCTACCCGATCAGCAGCCAGATGAATTCACACAGGCCCTTGAAGAAGAATCTAAACCAGAGCACGTGGAAACAAAGCAGTTTGTGGCAGCCGGTGACGATGATGATGACGAACCAAAATTTTAATTAACCCGTTTCATAAACCAGGCGGCCGCCATAGTTAAACCCATTTTGTCATGCAACGGCCGCCTTTACCTTTCTAATCCTTAAATCAAATGTCAACTACGACCACAGAAATACAAAGAATTGATGTAAACGAAGTCGCATCAACAATGACCGGGGCACCAGAAGTGCTTACTAAAAACGAGAACCTTGCATTAAAAGCAGTAAACGGCGCTCAACAGCTTCTTGATACCATTGAAGCAGAAGGAATGAGCGATGAGCTTGACGCTGCACTGAATACATGGCAGGTGAAGGCTAAAGATGCCGCTAAGCTCATGAATACGCGCAGATCACCGATCACGCAGATTATGACTAAAATGGCGAAGTACTTCACCGAGCAGGAAGGAAAGCTAGATCCAGCGAAAGCCGACAGCATCTACTCCAAAGTTCAATTAAAGCGAAACGAGTGGGCCCGGAAGAAAGCAGAGGAGCAAAAAGCAAAAGAGGCTGCGATCCTTAAACAGCAGAACATTGAGAAAGAAAGAATCTCGATCGTTGCAGACATCCAGACCAGCATCCGCTCCGTGTATGGCGAAAAGCTTATGGCTTTTAAAAAGGCGATCATCAATAAATACAACTCGCTTACGCTTGAAAACGTCGAAGAGGTAAAAGCTTACATCAATCAGCGAGGAGTGGTATATCCGCTTGACAAGTTCCGGGAAATTCAACCTGCGGTGTTCCCGGAGTACCTGGATAAAGCCGAAGTTGAGAAGCTGGTTTATGATGAGCGGGAGAAGCTGTATGATGAATTGTCTGCAAACTTCCGCGAGAACCTGGAGGCTGAAAAGCTTACTTACCTGGACTTAATTCCATCAAGGATCAATGAGCTCAATGAGATCGCCAAAGCTGGTGCTGAAGAAAAGCGCAAACTCGAAGAGGCTGCTCAGAAGCGTAAGGAAGAAGCGGAAGCCAAATTAAAGCAAGACAAGCTCGATCAGGAAGAACGCGATAGGCAAAAGATCAAGTCTGAATCTGAAATGGCTACCGCCGGCACCTTATTCAATTCAGCAGCTGCAATGGCAGAGATCAAAAACGATTCTCCTGCCCGCGTTCGTGAGGGATACAAGATCACTGTGCACAATGCTGCAGGGTGGGGAGCACTCTTCTTGTTCTATTTCGAAAAAGAAGGACAGAAGCTTGACGTGGAGACTTTCGGTAAAAAGACCATGAACCAGATGAAAGCTTTCTGCGAGAAGCATGCGCACAAAACAGGGGAGAAGATTGACAGTGATCATCTTTTCTACGAGGAAGATTTCAAGGCAGTTGCTACTAAAGGGTAAGAACGTGCTTGTAACAATAAATACTGATGCTTCTTTCCGGTCTGGTTCTGCCGGATATGCTTTTTGGATCGTTTGCAATGCTGGCAAAATCCAGAAAGCAGGTGAGATAAAACTCAAGGTAGCTGGAATCAATGATGCTGAAATGATGTGTATAGCCAATACTATACACACTTTAAAACACAGCAAGTTTAAAGAGATCGAGAAGGTAATCATCAACACTGATAGCCAGATTTCTATTGATTATCTAAGCGGCAGATCACGCCCAAAGCATGGATCAACAATATCGAATGTCGTTGATGAGACTTATTTCAACATGCTTGAGGTCTGCTTGAAATATGGTAAATCAATCAGAGAAGTAAAGCATGTATTTGAGTTTAGGCACGTAAAGGCACATTCCGGCAAAAAAGATTCCAGATCATACGTGAATGACTGGTGCGATAAGGAATCCAAGAAATATTGTAGACAAGCTTATTTAAAGTCACATGGAACTAAATAAAATACAAGATCCATATTTCGGACGTCCCGAAGTTTCTAACTCAGACCTTTCTGCTTTGCAGAACATGCTTTATCCAAGACCTGAGTTCGGCGATAAGGAAAAAGCTTATGCGTTCGGTACGCTTCTGGACAATCTGATCACCGAACCTGACAAGGTCGATTTATTCAAGCTTACAGTGAAGTACCAGACTTATCCATACACGCAAGCTGATTTTGATTTAGCCCGGGCCATGAAGCGCGCTTACCTGAAGGATCCAATCGGCAAGATGTTCAATGACAACTCAGACTTCCAAGCGATATCCACCAGGTACAACTGGGTGATGGATTACAACGGCTTTGGGTTTGTGCTTAGCGCCGGCACCCGTTGTAAGTGGGATTTACTCATCCGCAAATGGAAGATGGGTGGCGATATTAAGTCAACTGCAGCAGAGACACAGAGCCAGTTCGAAGCTGCTTGCGAGCACTTCGGGTACTTCCGCTCAAGGTCTTGGTATATGGACATTGAAGGAACTGACAAAGATATGCTCATCGGCATCAGCAAAGTGAACCAGAAGGTTTTCAAAATCGCTATCAACCGTGGAGATAAGCTTTACGAGCATGGGAAGGCTCAATACGAAGAGCTCGCATTCAAGTACTGGATGCTTTTTGACGGACTTAAAATATCAGCATAATGGAAGCCATTAATGAATACGCTGCTTTAGTAGAGCAGATGCGGAAAGCACAACAGGAGTATTTCCGAACCCGGGCCATCTTAGCCCTAAACATATCTAAGAAACTCGAAAAAGATGTGGACGAGGCCACTGAAACAATCCTCGGACCGGACAGAATTAAAAACCAAACTTCATTATTTTAATCATGATTCTTAAACAATTAGAAATCTCTCAGAAGGTCTACAATGAATTCAAGGCTCTAGATGCCGAAATCTTGGAAATAGAGAAAGTAGCGATGCTTGTTGCCAATGGTGATACTGAGGTAAACCTAAGCCTCAATGTAAAAGACACGTCGGTAAAGGAACCTAAAAGCAAGGTGAATTTTGACGAAGACGGCTCGTTAATGAAAAGCGGTCAGCTTGGATTTAGGGTGGAAATGTTCAACCCATTCGAAATGTACACTAAACATTTAAGCGGATTATCACAGCTAAAAGAGGAAAAGCAGCCAGCAACAACATTGAAATCGAAGCTTTCGGAAAATATGAGCCTTAACATTCTTGCTGTGCTCCTGAGTATCAAAATGGAGGAACGTGCCAAGCTGATCAGAAAGTTGAACCGCTTTGGAGTAACAATTTAACCATGCATAAAGTAATACTACAATCCGGCACCTATGCCGTAGATGATGCGCTGCAAGGCTTCGACATCATCGAGAAACCATCTAGCAATGTAGCCTTTGTCGCCACCTGCATGATCACAAATCAGATGTACGTTCAGTTCAAGAATAGCTCTGGCTACATGTATTCTGAAGTTGACCTGGACACGCTTTCTGCTGTAAGTGCAGTTGATAGTATCGGCAAGTTCATCAACTCACAGGTGGTTAAGAAGTTTCCAAGTGAAAAGATGGAAAAGGCGATGGTTAAGAAATGTCTGGAGCCATTATACACCCAGGAAGATTACGAGAACCAGAAAAGAGATAATGAAATGATCAGTCAGTCGATGGCTGCACATGGAAAATCAATCTTCGACGATCTCGATGAACCTACATTTTAATTTAATCACTATATGCGTACAAAATCGATTTCAAAAGAAGAGCTGAACGATAAAATCGAAGCAGCTGAGGAAGCTCATGAGCTAAAGGCTGGCACCAAGATTAAGGTTACCGAAGCAGCCGTTGGTAAAAGTGGTGTAAACGTCAAGTACTGGAAGGTGGTAACCCGCGATTTTCCAAATGCAAACGGCCAGATAGAGCTTCGCGAGTTCGAGAACCCAGGTGCTGAAAAGTTGCCTTTTCTTCCGCACCCTGATCTATACCTTGCATTTGACTTGCTTCGTAGCCACCTGATTATTGCCTGCCAACAAAAAGAAGCATATGATGCTTATGGTGATTTCATCAGCCCTGTAACGTTCGAAAGCTTCCAAGGTGAAGATCAAGATAACCCGCTGAGTAAGTTTAAAGTGACCGGCTTTGCAATCAATGACAGTGAAACAGGAGTGACGCTTACCGGCCACAAGAAAACTCGTGGAAGTTCCACCTTGCCATTGTCTCAATATGCTGACTTTTTCGGCGGCGAAGATGCTTACGAGTTCGGCGACGAGCTCTACCATTGCATCAAGCATGCTCGTAATGAAGTGCTGCTTTACTACAATGGTAAAGTTGCACCGGATTCCCAGTACTCGCTTGACTTCGACGAGGCTGCTTCTGATATGGAGTAACCCTTTTTTTAACCTGGAATATGCGTTTTTAACATATTACGCATATTCCTAATTGTAAAACCAAATGGAATCTTGGACAGAAGAATATAAATGCCCTGAATGCGGCTAGTTTCATGATGTAGATTTCGACTTCTACAGTCCTGATGATGGTGATATCAAGGAAGTTACTGTGGAATGTCAATGTGGATGTGAGTTCTCTGTTGAATGCAAGGTGCTTGTAGAATACGATTTTGAGACATATGAACCAACAGTCATCAAATACTCACCGAAGCCCGTGGATATCGATGATATTTCAACATGGCCGCCGGAAAATGATCCTAACCAATTAAAACTTATCTAAATGACTGAACTTAAAATAAAATCCGAATCACCGGAAACTGCAGCCATTATCATCTCGATCTTAATGGAGGTGGAGCGTGCAGAAAAGAAGCACCCAGTGTGGCCAGGCTGTCATGTAAAGCAAATTGCATTTGTAGCTGAAGAAGCCGGAGAGCTGGTGCGTGCTGGAAACTTACTGGATGAAGGCAAAGGAACGTTCGAAGAAATTAAAACGAAAGCGATCCATACTGCAGCTACAACCATCCGATTCTTGAAGAACATGGCTGCTACTGAAAAAGCGCATTCTCATCCCGACATTATCGAGTACTTCGAAGAAAGGAGTATTGATAATGGGTAAGACACAACATCACCTTTCAAGTTCCATTGAGGGCTTATTGAAATTAGATGATGCTTACCTAAGCAGATTGTTTTGTGCTGATGGGCGGGCTATTAGGATTGAATTAAATAGAAGGAAAACTAATGGACATTTGTTGATTCCGTCGGAAAACTGCGACGGGTTCGATCCAGTCAATGGCTGCCCGGGCCACCCTATTAAAGAAAAGGAGGTGCCAAATGCCTAAAGTATTCAAGAACTGGAGAGATGCCAGCAAAGCTAATTGGGGTACAAGTCTGGACCCGGAATTAGAAACTTTAAACGCAGATCAGATCAAAACAGGTGCGCTGCTTAGGATCGCTGATGCTGTTGAAACTGTCGCGAAAGATCGTATCCAGATGGAAAAAAGTCTAAAGTATTACAAGGATGCTTTCGAGAAATCACAGGCCGAAGTTGCTAATCTGAATCATAAGATAAGCGGATATAAGTCTCACATTACCAGATTGAAAAACAGGCTTAACTCATGAGTTTAGGAACCATCATGCAAATAGGATCAGTCTATAAGATAGAGTTTTCCTACAGACCATCAATTAACGATGCCGTGAAACAACTACCTGAGCGGAAGTTTATTTATGCCGAGAAGTACTGGACCGTTCCAGTCATGTACAAAACAGCCGTCAAAGCCTTTGCTCAAAAGCACAACTTGGACTTTAGTGATGAAAACGGGATTGAGCCTGAAACAGATTTTGTAATTCCACCTCTGCCTGAATTAACCATCAATATCCCTACAAACAGACCGATGTTACCGTGGCAACCTGGTGGTGTAGCTTATGCCATGGAGAAGCAGCGCCTGATCATGGGAGACGATATGGGATTAGGTAAGACCAGCCAAGCTATCATTGCTATGGAAGGTTTGCACCAGGTCGGAAAAGCTGCTTACCCTTGTCTGATCATTTGCCCGTCGGCTGTGAAAGAGAACTGGGTACTCGAGATCAAAGCAAATGTGAAACGTACCGGGATCGTTCTAAAGGATAGCGTTAAAAACACGTACCCTGAGTTCTTTCGTGTTGGCATGAGTCAGTACTTCATCTGCAACTTCGAGAGCCTTAAAAAGTATTTCGTAGATCGCATCGATACACCTGAGCCCGGAAAGAAACTTCGCATCAACAATATCCATTTCAAGCAGAAATACCTTGACTTCTTTAAAGCCGTGATCGTTGATGAGAGTCACAAAGTTAAGGCCTTGACCTCTCAGAATACAAAGTTCACCAAAGGCATCTGCACTGGCAAGGAAACCATTTTCCTGCTGACAGGTACGCCGATCGTAAACAAGCCAAAGGATCTTGTTTCTCAGCTTGGAATTCTCAACCGCCTGGGTGATTTTGGGGGTTACAAGTTCTTTGAGAAGCGGTACTGTTCGGGGCCAAAAGAGGCATCGAATATGAAAGAGCTTAACTACAAGCTCAACCTCATCTGCTTTTACCGCCGGAACAAAACGGATCCGGATATCAAGAAGTTTCTTCCGGACAAAGCGCGGCAGGTTATCCAGTGTGAGCTTGATCCGGAACACCGCCGGGAATACGGCCATGCACAGGCTGATCTTGAAAGCTACATGATCAACATCAAAAAGCAATCAGATGAACAGGTGGCCAAGTCCATGAAAGGAGAGGTGATGGTGCGTATCGGAATTCTGAAGAACATCAGCGCCCGGGGGAAACTCAAAGATGCATTCTCCTTCATCCAGGATATCATCGACAACGGTCAGAAGATCGTGGTATTTGCGTCACTGAAAGATGTAATTGCTAAAGTCCAAGAGAAGTTCCCTCGCTCTGTTCGTGTCACCGGCGCAGAAGATGGAAAACAAAAGCAAGCTGCAGTTGAGGCCTTTCAGAATGATCCAAAGATCCAGGTGATAGTTCTTAACCTAAAAGCCGGCGGTGTCGGAATCAATGGACTGCAGAACGTGGCCACTCAAATCTGTTTTATTGAGTTTGGCTGGCACGCTGCGATCATGGACCAGGCAGAAGACAGGCTTTATCGTACCGGGCAGCATGCAAACGTCATGTGTACATACTTCCTCGGAAAGAACACTATCGACGAGTGGAATTACAAGCTGATCAACAGTAAGCGGGAAATAGCAAACACAATCACTGGAGCCGAAGATCAAACAGAGGAGACTATTATCGACAGCGTGATGACCCTTTTTAGTAAATAACAAACAAAAACTAACCAACCATGCAAGCTACAGACATGTTCACCAGCGTCATTGACGCTCACCTGCAAAGTGTGGCGCAAGCCGATCCACTGTTTGCGACAACATTAAAAAAGCCAAATAAAAATCTCAAAGATTGTGTCACCTATATCCTAAATGAAGTAAAGAAGAGCGGGCGCAACGGCTTCGCTGATGAGGAGATCTTTGGGATGGCTGTTCACTACTATGATGAAGATGATATCCAGCCTGGCGCTCCAGTTAAAGCTACCGTCGTAGTAAACCATTCCATTAAAGGAGAGAAGAAACAATCGCCTACGCAGGTTGTCGCTGAGCAAAAGAAAGCAGCCAAGAAGGTTGCGGCAGTAGACCGGGATCTCGTTAACCAAATTTCACTGTTTTGATATGAAACCAAGGAATAAATTTCAGGTCAGGGTAGATGCGCTTAGTAAAACGCTTTCCCCTGTAGAGAAAAAGCTGGAGCCATGGGCATTCAAGAATTGCATTGATCATATCGGCTACAGGAATAAGATGTGGACTAGCTGTTTGAGTTGTGGTCATGTGTGGCCAACCACGTCGATGCGTATCAAGACTGAGGTTTGTGAAGCGTGTAAATACAAATTGAACCTTACAACCACAAGAAAACTAAAATCTCGTGACTGGGCTCGGTTTGCAGTTTTCGATGTGGTCGAGGACTTTCAGGTGGTACGATTCTTTGATATCAATTGTCTGATGAAAGCGAAAGAAAAGCCTTACTACTTTACCAGGGAAATTATGCAACATTGGATTTTGCCTGATGGCAAATTTGAGATCATGAGCGTTCAGGTTGGTGGATTGGGGATCGCGTACGATCATTTCTGTGGCGGAGAGATTACCCTTAAGGATAAAAAGGATCTTTGGAAGTACAACATATCAGTGTATAAGGTTCACCCCGAAATGAAGCTTTTACCGGTATACAAGCGGAATGGCCTTACTTCAAAGCTGGAGAACATAAAGCCGTTTGATCTACTCAAATATCTTCCTCATGATGCTAAAACCGAAACGTTGCTCAAGACTGGCCAAATGAGCCTGCTAGGAGCTCACTTAGGCGACAAAGGATCTGCTGTTTACAGGTTCTGGCCGTCTGTTAAGATCTGCATACGTCAGGGCTACAATGTTAAGGATGCGATCACCTGGTTAGATTACCTTGATCTACTTCACTATTTCGGAAAGGATCTGCGCAGCGCCAAGTACGTATGCCCTAAAGACCTTAAGCATGATCATGACAAGCTAGTCGTTAAAAAACGTGAGATCCAGAAGAAATGTGACTTAGAACATAAGCGCCTGCAGGCCGAAGCCGACCAGAAATGGTATGTGGAAGATAAAGGTGCATATTTCGGCCTGGCATTTACAGACGGGGAACTCACAGTAAAGGTTCTCGAATCCGTTCAGGAATTTATGGAGGAGGGTGACGCGCATAAGCACTGTGTATTTACCAATTCGTATTACAAAAAGGAAGATTCTCTTGTGTTTTCTGCTCGGGTAGATGGTAAGTCAGTTGAAACCGTCGAAGTTTCTCTTTTGAATATGGAGGTCATTCAGTCAAGGGGGTTGCAGAACAAGGCTTCGGAATACAACAAGCGCATCGCTAACCTGATCAATAAGAACATACAGGCCATCGCGGCTCGGCGAAAAACACAAAAATGGGAGGTCGCGTAATGAAAACAGGAGACAAGATCAAAGTTGTTGCCGGCAAACATGAAGGCCGAACCGGAGAATTCCTGAAGAATTGCTCTTCCGTGTTCCCGGACTATTGCCGTGTGAAATTTGACTTAAAAGGACGTGAAAGGGAGAATAAGACAGTCATGATCTTAAAATCCGAGATTCAGGCGGTTAGGGTTAAATACGAACAATCGAATATGTTCGCCGGCACCAAGCGCTTACAAATGAATGAAAGTATTGAACTTACCATTCAGTCGCTAAAGGCATACGGACCAAAATACAACTACTGGTGTATGGCCTGGTCAGGTGGTAAGGATAGCACCACCCTGGTTACACTTATCGTTTACTTGATCATCTCAAAACAGATCGAGCCGCCAAAGAAGATCTACATCATGTACGCTGATACCAGGTTGGAGATGCTGCCACTGTATGTTGCCGCTCAGACGATCATGGAAGAGCTCGCTGAGCATGGGTTTGAAGTGGAAGTCGTAATGGCCTCGCTTGAAAACAGATTCCTGACCTACATGCTCGGCCGTGGTGTGCCTCCGCCTAACAACGCTACTTTCAGATGGTGTACGTCCAGGATCAAGATTGAACCTATGGAGAAGGCGCTTGAAAATCTTGTTGGTGAACTCGGGGAAAAGGTTTTGATGCTAACTGGTGTTCGCCAGGGTGAGTCTGCTATCCGTGATCAGCGAATCATTATGAGTTGCGGTAAGAATGGAGCTGAGTGTGGCCAGGGTTGGTACCAGGAGACGCTGCCAAAATCATTATGTGACACGCTCGCGCCGATCCTACACTGGAGGGTATGCCATGTTTGGGAATGGTTAAAGCACTGGGCACCGCTTCCCAAATATGGGGACTTCTCAACAGAGCTAATTGCTGAAGTGTACGGTGGCGATGAGGCTGAAGAGATAAATGCTCGCACCGGATGTTCCGGCTGCCCACTTACCGACAAGGATACAGCCATCGATAACATCTTGACAAAGCCGAAATGGAAGTATCTGGCGCCGATCAAACGTCTTCGCCCTATATTCCGGGAGCTACGTAAAGCTCAGAACCGACTCCGTAAAACAGGCTTTGAACAATCTAACGAAAAAAACAAGCAACGTATGGGACCACTGACCATGGGCGCCAGGGAATGGGCCTTCAATGAAATTATCAAGATTCAAAATGAAATAAATGAACAGGCTATCAAGTTAGGTATGCCAACCATATCCCTTTTGAACGACGAAGAGCAGGCTTTCATAAGAAAGTGTTGGGCCGAGAACCTGTGGCCAAACAAGTGGACCGGTGAAGAGCCGACTGCTGACACCCCAATGGATACTGTTTATCCAGACGGATCCATTCAGCCGCTGATCAAGTTCGGGGAGTAATCACTCAATTAACAGGTTCCAATACTAAAACTCAGAATTATGGATCCAATCATCTTCGCAGGTTTGCCTGAGCGAAAAAAGCATATGATCGTGCAGTCTATTAAGAAAGTCGAACCCCAAGTCATAATCAAAGCCGTATGCGAGGCTCTTGAAGTGACTGAGGAACAATTATACAGCTCATCAAGGTTAGCCGATATCGTCGAGGCAAGATGTATTGCGATATCACTCATTTTATCAACCAACACATCTATAACACTCAAGAAAGTAGGGAAGATATTCAACAGGCATTATGCAACAGTTATTCATGCTCGTGATTCCTTTCAACAATGCATGGACACAAGCAGATCCTTTCGAAGTAAAGTCAAATTAGTAAAAAACCATATATGAAAAACGGAGACAAAGCCTTCCTTATACCAGGTAGAAGCAAGGCAAACATTACAGGTACGCCAGCAACTGTGTGCCGGGTCAATGAAGTATTCAAGTCGATGACTGAAGAAGTAACGATCATCAGCCTGCAGAATAGTACGGGCAACGCGAAGGTCAGAGATAGCGAGAGGAGGGTGTTTTACTGCAATCCTCGAGACTTGCGGCCTTTCACATCTGAAATTTTGTAAATCTTAAATGTTTGTATGATGGCAAATAAGTATTCGCAGAGGGAGATTGAATTTATCATTGATAATCATTCCATCTTAACCGACCAGGAGATCGCAAGGCATCTGGGAAGGACAGTAAAAGGTATCGAAACAAGAAGGAGAGAGATGAAGCTAAATAAGCGGCACCGTAAGGATAAGGTTTCAAAAGCAAGGACCCTGAATGTTGAGCTCAGGGCATTGGTGCTATTCCTTAATACCGGGAAACTACCTGAGCAGACCAAAGCAAGGATAATGGAGATCAGCAATAATCACAGACTCTTGAAGCATCGGTTGCCAAGAAAGCGAAAGCTGCAGCCGAAATATGGCGTCATATGCGAATTATATAGTCAAGGACTAACGCTACAAGAGATTGGCAACCGAATAGGTATGCATAAAGGATCCGGTGTAAGATCGTAAAACGGTATCGACCTTACACCGGATCCAATGCTGTGACAATAGTTTTGCCATCTAAAATGAACAGGAATATACCCCCTTTTTGACTAATAATATGTTATAAAAACATATTAAGTATAATTTGGAAATAAGTAATTAAATTAGCGGTTCGGTTGGTAGCCGTAAGACATTCAAACATTACCCTGTACACCATCTTATGCGTTCTGCATTCGATCCAAGCTACCAACCTTTGGTGTGCAGGGTAATGTTTCCTAATCAATAGTCCCCATGGGAAGAATACGAACAATTAAACCTGAATTCTGGACTGATGAAAAGGTCGGGGAGCTTAAGCGTGATGAGCGGTTACTCTTCCTTGGGCTATTGAATTTGGCAGATGACGAGGGAGTATTGAAAGCTACTCCAGCATTCATCAAAGGGCAGATATTTGCCTATGATGAAGACCTTTCAATTGCTGATGTTCGAACCTGGATTGAAGCTCTTATTTCAAAGAAAATGCTCATTCCATTCGAGTATAATTCCGAGAAGTTCTTATTGGTTAGAACTTTTAAAGCCCATCAGAAAATAAATCGTCCAACACCTTCAAAAATACCAAAAAACATACTTGAAAGCATATTAAATGCAGATTCAGTGAATGCTCATGGAGGACTCACTGAGGACTCACTGCCGGAAGGGAAGGGAAAGGAAAGGGAAGAGGAAATAGAACAGGGAATGGAAGGGGATAGGGAAGGAGGCTCACTCACTCCTCAGGTAGATGAAAATCTTCTAGAAAAAACCATGAGATATTTCAACTTCAATGAGGTGGCCAACTTTGATAAATTTCGCGACACGTCTGATTTTCTCAAATGCATTGCAATAGCAGACAAACTGAAATATTTCGAAGATCAAATGGACGCCTACTTCGAATACAAAAAAATAACCAATGGGACTGCTTTCATTCATTCGTTTTCAAAGTTCCTCGGATCTGCTAGCAAACTGTTCACCGATGGAGCCTGGAACCAAGAAAACTGGGCGGCAAAACTTGAAATTGAAAAATCCAAGCTTGGCCACCATAATACTCAACTATCCAAGTTCGAAAAACTACAGAAATCATACAACGAAGTCGTCAACCCTTATCTACCAAAACCATGAGTGAAATTCAACTATACCAGCAGCCAAACAGTCTGTCAGGTCTTCCACAAAGGGTATCTGAAATAAAAGTGGCGCTATCAAGCAAAATGATCAAAGATCTTTCCGAGCCTGAACTTTTTGAAATCTTTAAATCGAACATTTCCAAGTGTTACGTGATATCCAGGTTCGCAGCGCCGGAAGGGATCGAGCTGACAGTTATCGTCGATGAAACCATGAAGATGGCAAAGTCAAGATTTGGCAACCTGCGAGTAGAGGAGATCAGCATCGCCTTCACCAGGGGGCTTGCAAAAGAGTATGGCGATTACATGGGCCTTAGCTTCGTCACCTTCGTTGAGTGGATCAAAAGCTACATGAAGGAGGAAGACAGGATAAACCTCACTAAGCCTGCACAAGAGGTTAAACCCGAACCAACCCAGGAGGAAAGGTTTGATCTTGCCGCTTCCAATGCCGTAAATGCCTTTGAGACCTACAAGCTTCGCAAAGACATTTCATTGATCGCTCCGGTCGTTTACCGCTTCCTTCGTGGAATCAAGTGCTTTTCGTATTCAGAGCAAGAGCAGAGGGTATTTATCTCTGAAGCCACCAATGAGGTCATAAATGAACTGACCACCGAACAAGCCAATACGCTGGATAAGTTCAAGCGAATCGATATTGGAAGAACCCTAAACAACAGCCAGAAGATGGAAGATAAGATCATCATCCATGCACAACGCCTTGGCCTGTACGCCTACTTTCAAACCTTGATTATGGAAGATGCCGACCTAAAGCAACTCTTACAAGTTAAAAAAGAGGAGATCTTATCCTGATATACAGAAAATCCTAATTCCCAAAATTCACAAACTAAAAGAAAAACGCACATTATGAGCGATTTAAACAACCAAAAATCGGATCTGGAAATCTTCATAGAGAAGTACGATCCTTCAAAATTCAAGAAATTAAAAAATAGCATCGAGGTGCGCAGTGTCGTGGATGTCGAAAAAGCATCGAATAAAGCCGCAGGATTGATAAAAAGCCTTGCGTTGGGGTTAGTGGTCGTTCGGGATGCGGACGCGGCTTGTAGGGGCTGCTTTGAGGTGAAGGAGGTAGTAGCATGAGTGAAAATAAAATAACAACCCTTTTGATGATTGGGTTCGGTGCGGCTGTGATCGCAATTCTAGAGATCTGTAGTTTATTTATTGACGTTGAGCAAGTGATATATATTGGCATCGGGGGAATCGCAGCGCTGCTACTATTAGCTATTTTTTACCTGGACGACTTAAAACATAAATCATGAGAGTAGGATCATTGGTTGAACTGGTTGATGATGACTGGGACATAGAGGACAAAATGTGCAATGAGCAATGCGGTGTCGTATATCCTGTTAAAAACAAGATATATACGATACGGGATATCGACAATGGCATTAGACTCGAAGAGATCTTAAATCCAGTGCTGGAGTATGCAGACGGTTGGGCTGAATGCAGATTTGCTATTGAACGCTTCCGTGAACTCATGCCGCCGACGTCGATCGAACTTGAGTCTATTTTGGAAAACGAACTACAGGAGGTTTAAAATGAAAAAGATTTTAAAATCAACATGGCCCTTCCTTTTGGGGTGGGTGGTTACAATCGCCGTTTTCTTCGGTGGCAAACAGGCTGGCTATGAGCAGGGTTATTCCAGCGGTCGATTGAATGGATTTTCTGAAGGCCTGGACACTGCAGCTGCCATCGATGATCACAGTTTTGATTCCCTGATGACGAAGATGCGCGAAGACTACCGGAAGGTAGAAGATATCCTGGTAGAGTTGCAAGCTAGGCGGATCGAAGAATTCAAAAATCATTCACAAATTAAAAAGCGCAAGCGATGAAAAAGCTGATAATTACCGGATGTGAGGGCCGCGGAGACGCCCATCTGCCATATCTTACGAGATGGATCCTGTTTAAAACAAGGATGCTTGCAATATACTTCCATAAATTCCATCGAAGCGATGCTGATGATCTACATAACCATCCGTGGAACTTTATATCCATCATTCTTTGGCGTGGATACCACGAGCAGACCTTTGCTAAAGCGGGTGAAGGCAAAATGTACAACATTAAACGGGTTTTACCTGGAACAATTATTTTCCTTAAAGCATCACATGCACACAGAGTGATGTTAATTGATGGCAAGCCAGCCTACACGTTAGTGATTCGGTTCAAAGATAACTTCAGGTGGGGTTTCTTCACCAAAGGTAGGTACATTTTCTTCCTTGACTACTTCGATAAATTCGGCTGCTAATGACAACACGCGAAGTACACGAGGCTGTTAGAGCCTTCTTTAGAAATTACGAATACCCTCTGCTTAACACTTTCGTTTTCGCTTGGGAATCCGACTTCTTTGCTATCAGCAAATCCGGATATAGCGTAGAGGTAGAGGTGAAGATCAGTAAGGCCGATTTCAAGAAAGACTTTACTCACAAGACGGAAAAGCATGCACTGTTCACCAGGCACAAAGAGTATGCATTTTGTAAGAAAATATATGATGCCACCGAGCATGCATTTGTCCACGATGGTGAATGGATCCACCCAAAGTCATCAATGATCAAGTGGACCAAGCCTTGCGAGTGCCTGCCAAACAAATTCTTTTACGCCTGCCCTGAAGGATTGATTAAACCTGAAGAGGTGCCAGCCTACGCCGGCCTGATCTATACCACCCCATTTTATTCGACGATTGTAAAGCAAGCTCCATTCCTTCACAAGAACAAGAAATGTTTCGACGCTATTCTGCTTGATAAGTACTACCATCGGAGCAACGAGGTATCTCAGCTGCTGAAGTATTTCCGGAGACGCAACGACCTAACAGATCAGCAGGATCAAGAGCTTAAAAAGATCATAGAAAGGCTTCACTAAAAATAAAAAATATGAAGTATTGACATGTTGAGTATTTTTTGTAAGTTTGGTTATACAATCACCTGCAGCATCTGACATTACGTGTAGGTAATCCGGTTTAAAGACATTCGAGAGAGAGTTTTTCCCTAAAGTAGCTGAGGTCAGATGCAGTGAAACGGGGATGAACTCTTTTTTGCTTTGCAACCAATTTAAACCTGATAATATGATATTCTTAGCAACCCTTGTTGTGCTCGGTGTGTTCGCCGGCATATTCACAATCTTCGGATCAGTTCAACTCGAAGACAACGACGAAAACTTTTAAACCAATCCCAAATGAAAGCTATCACATTTCCACAAGTAAACCTGATGCTCGCAGAGGATCAGCCGGAATACGAAACGCTGCCAGTGCACGTCGTCGCAGAAGATCCAACAACACCTATGACCTGTTGCTTAGAGCTAAGCCCTGAAGAAGTCGAGGAGATCGTACGAACCGGCAGGATCTATCACACGCAGCTGACCTTTGGCGGCCCCGTGCAACCGATCAGAATGTCTGTTACAAATCCATTCGATTAGCCATGAAAGCGTTAACCATCAAAAACCCATGGGCTATGCTAATTGCCTTGGGAGTTAAGGACATTGAAAACCGAACCTGGAGAACTAACTTCAGAGGTCGTATATACATTCATGCTGCTTTGAAGCCGGTGCCGTTTAACGGAATGCTAAATGGAATGAGCTTTACTCAAGCTCAGCTCAAGGATGTTTTTAAACTGAATCTTCCCGAACGGTATCCGGATCACATGAGCAAGTATCCGAATGCATGCATTGTTGGTGAGGTTGATATTATTGATTGCATTAAAGATCATCCGAGCGTGTGGGCAGAAAGACCGGAGGAATATGATCCTGATATCCATGAGCACGTGCCAGTGATTTGGAACTGGGTACTTGCAAATCCGGTGCTCTATGACAAGCCGATCGAGAATGTCAAAGGGAAGCTTAGTTTTTGGGAATATAAACGATAACGGTTACTTTTCAGAAAGAAGTTTATCAAAATCTTTTTTTGAAAGCTCAGTAACCCCCATAATAGTTGGATCAGCACAACCATTATCAATTGCATATACACTAAGAACTTTCAATGTCGGAAATTCATGATAAGACAATCCAAAGTTTGTGATATTTAATCCAGTCGGACCAGTACCAATTGCAGAAATAAAAAAGTGTCTCATCGATTGAGATTTTATAGTCCAACATTGGACGGGTACAAATACAATTGAAAACGATTAAATACAAACCAAAGCCGAGTGGGATTTACCAATCCCCTGCCACCGTGTAGATACTGCTGTAGATGAAGGAAAACAGCCCGTCTTACCTCCTTGATAAGTATATTAGTTACCCGTGCCGTATATAGGACCAAATATTAAGTCTTCAATGAAATCGCGATGATAGGAGTATTGATCGTTCTTTTTAAAGATAAACTGGCGTTGGTAGTCGACTAAGCAAACGATGTCTGCACCCTGGTGTTTAAGTTTTGCCTCCGTATCAGCAATTTTATGGATACTATCCGCATCAACATGTTGATAATCTAAAGTTGGGCTTATATATATTAATCTTAGCATGATCTTTTTTTAACAAAAATAAAACAGGCAGGTAGGTCTGACCAAAGTTGAAAATACCTGAAATAAAAAAATAATACTTAGGCTTTAGAAGGTTTTAAACAGAATTTGTTTCGGAAAATTCAGCATAAAAAAGGGCCCAGCTGCTAACAACTGAACCCCAATTAACGCTCTCAGAAGCAAAGATGCAACAAAAAAGGCTTTAAGAAGAGAAATAACTTGTAATTTATGAAAGCGTGCTATCGAATATAAGAAATCGAGGTCGTTTTATATTGATGCTGGAAATGTGAGAATGTCTAAAAGTTGGAACTGTTACATGCTCCGTGATGCAAGCCATTATTTTCTGAATAGATCCTAGGAAGGTGTCCGAGCTATAAATCTACTAGTTCCCCAACTTTTCGGAGGAGATCTTCAATGTCAAACGGTTTAGAGATGTATCCTTGAACTTTCAATGCCGCGGCTTTCTGTTCAAGGTCTGTACTGGTACTCGTAACAATGATCGGAATTGATGCAGTGGTTGGATCAGACTTCATGATCTGATAAAATTCTTTAGTAGTAGGATTATCCAGGCTAATGTCCATTAAAAAAAGGTCTGCTTGAGAACTTGAGAAAGGATAAGGAACTGCATTTAGGATCGCCATGACATCATAGCCTGCCTCTTGGAGGATTAGGGAGAACAATTCAAGTACGCTTTCGTCGCTATCTATGATAACGACCATCTTGTTTTCCATGGAAGAAAATTTAGGCGCAATCTATTTGTTTAAAGCTATCCCTGTTGTCGTTACCAGGTAATTTTTCATTTTGGGCAACCAGATTTGCGTTCTAACCGAAAAAAATAAATGTTTTGCCATTCGCATTGAAGAGGCTTTCTTCTGAAGATAGGAAAATAATTTTCCGACTCCAAACTTTGTGGTGTATTCACTATAATGATGTTGCTCTAATTACAAGCGTTCCAGGATCATTTATGTGCAAAGCTTTTGTCTGATCACCGCATGAAAGGGTGGGGTTAATATCATTGGTCCTGCTTGTCAATTTTGTCGCCTATCAACCGGACCAGCTCCATCGGGATATCATTGCTTATCCAATATGTCGAAGGATCCTCGCAGCAGGTAGGTGAGATGGCTCCAAGAAAAACATCGCCAGTATAGCAATCATAGACGAGATCGTGACCCAACTCCCGGCGCTTCACCTTTATGTGTATGGGCTGTCCATCGTATTCGATGTCAATAAGGTGGTATTCCATGGTAATATAACGTTCCCGTCGGAGACAAAGTTTAATAAGCTACAAAAAAACAAAAAAAAGATACAAAAAGACTTGATATTTCAAGACATATTTGTATCTTTAAGTATGATAAAAATCATCATAACAAAGAAAGGATTTGAAGTGCAGGTCAAGTGCAAATTCAAGTCGGTAAGAAGACTCATTAGATGGGTAATCTTCTAAAAAACCAACCGGGGGCTAGGCTCCCGGTTCTTCCTCTTGTTCTGATAAACAAATGTACAGATTATGATGAAAAGAATTTGGATGTATTTAAAAGCCTGGATTAATGGAGAGGACGCAGAACTCGACATTGACAAGACATGGCATTTCAGCTGGTGGGAACTACTTCCACTTCTGATTATTGCGGGGATTATTATCTATTGGATATGGAAGTAGAGGGTACACAGCAGGCATTTGCAGCTTTAATCAATCGGCGCGGGATATACAAGACGCTTGGTGTCGATCGGCGTACCGTTGCGGGATGGAAAATTTACCTGAAAGAGGGAAAAAGCATATCTTTAGACAAGATGGAAGAGATGCTGATCAAAGGCGGTGCTACTGTAAAGCAAGAGAAGGTATGGAGATTAGATTCTATATCTTACGAGGGGCTTGAAGTTGCAATGGCTGACTTTTATGAGGAGTTGCAATTTAAACGGGTAGGCGATACCATCCAAGCTGATTTAAACGACAATATGGATGATACCTTAGTAACAAACAGCGTCGTTTTGCATGCCAAAAGGCTCGGATGCAGCGTTGAGGTTGATCGAAGCGATCTTCGTTTCTTAAAATTCACCTTTTTCAATCGACCATCACGATTCACAACATATTAAAAAAGATACTTTTTATGGAGAAAAATGAGGCTTTAGCGTCTTTCTTAGAGATGGACCTATCAGAACTAAACGAGAGTACTTGGACCGCGGCCCGCGTGTCTAATGGACCTGTTTATAACACAATCAAGGGTATGGTTTGCTGCGTTGCTGATGGAGATCTGCTCCCTGAAGCTCCGGCCGAACGTGCTATAAACTTTAACTGGGTTGAGAGATCCGCGCCTGAAGCAAACGCTGCCGGATTTAAGGTCTATCAACACATAATTGCAGATTAATAGCAATGAAATCAGTTGCACTTTTGAAGGCAGTCTATAAGGACTGTTTGGATCGGGGTTACGTGCAAGTAGGAGATAACCTGTACCCGCCGAACCATCCGGCGGCTATCGCGTTTACCGATGCCCGCTCAAAACGTAAACCGAGGAAGAAGTACAGGCGCACAGGAAGCATGGATGATGATCTGAACATAAAGCATAAAACGGAGATCAAAGATATGTTCACGATGCTTATGGAAAAAGAGGGTATCCCGTGTTGGCCGGAATTCCTGTTTATGCCTGATCGTAAGTATGCAATGGATTACGCTTGGCCAGAATACAAGCTATGCCTGGAAGTTGAAGGAGGAATTCATTTGAAAGGCAATAGCGGTCACTCTTCAGGGGTAGGAATTAAGAGAGATATGGATAAAATATCAATGTCCGCATCTTTAGGTTGGAGGACACTGCGTGTAACACCATCTGATCTTTTCACAATTAAGACTCTTGATTTGATTAAGAAATCAATTTTCGGCAAAAAAAATATGTTAAAATAACATATTAAGAATATTTAGGTTATATTTAGGTTCAGCTAGCGACTTGCGACCTTGATTAGCTATCTAAAGACATTCATAAGCCAATTGGCAGAGTACCGGATCGCAAGCTGGGAAATGCTGATTGGCTTTGTTCGTTTAAAATCGTTATGGAAAATCAAAATGAAATTTGGAAGGATATTTTAGGATATGAAGGTGTTTACCAAATCAGCAGTAAGGGACGAGTTAAATCCTTAGGCTGGAATCGGGTTAGATCAAGAGGAAGAATTTCTCATAGAGCTGATATCCTGTTAAAACAGACAATTACTCATCGTGGATATAAAAGAGTAGAACTAAACCTGAAAGGAAGCGCGAAAAAGTTTGTGATTCATAGACTCGTTGCGATCGCCTTTATCTCAAATCCAAGTAATAAACCAGAGGTCAACCACATAGATGGAAACAAAGAGAATAATGATATCTCTAACCTCGAATGGTGCACTTCTAAGGAAAACAAAAGCCATGCGTTTGTAAATGGATTATCTCATCAGGTTTATGGTGAAAAGCATGTACAAGCAAAATTAAGCCTTAATGATGTAATTGAAATAAAACGAAAATTTGCGTCAGGCGACTTTAAGAACCAAACAAAGGTGTCTAAAATTTATAATGTTAGTAGAGCCACCATACGAAGTATAGTGAACAATGTAAACTGGAAGTCTGCTTTGGATATAAGCTAATTGCTGTCGCAACTCATGGCCCTATATAATCGTTGATGAGTTGCGAACTATCACATCTGAAACGATTTTACCTGGCTAAATGCCAGGTAAAATGTCGAACTATCTACTTGGAACTGTTGGCGGTTGAGTACTGGGTGGCGTCGGGTTTGTACTGGGCTGTGAAGGCGGGAGTGAAGGACTACTTGGAATTGGCCCTCGCGGAATATTGATAGGCATGCCTTTCTGTTGATCTGGTTCGATTGTCTGCGGTCTAATTGGTTCTGTGTCTCTGTTCATTTTATTTACATTTATTGAACAAAATAATACTAAAAAACCAATACCGAAAATCAAACATGAGCTTGTTGCAATGTTAATACCGTAAATCCATAGATTTCGCTTCTGGACATTACGAATCGTGTTTTCATTTTTAGCCTGAAAATCCGAAACTGTTTTTCCGTGGAAATGGCTAGATACCTGATGTGAAATCAGATTTAACAAAAGAGTGATGACTAACAATACCCAACTTGTTATTAGCGTCCATAGAATAATTGACGTTGCAAGTTTGACGATTTTTTCTATGAAAGTTATAGACAAAAGTAGAGTTCCAGATGAGATTAAGTAGACGCTTTTTTCATACATCTCCTCGCTTTTTTGTTTTACTGCTTGCAGCTGAATTATTATTTGTTCGTCTGTCAAATCCATAATCCGACTAATTTAAAAGAATTACTCATATAAACCGCTACTTGGTCATAAAATGTTTTTTTGACATATTGAGTATATTCTCTACCTTTAACTCAATGATTGACCAGCATTCAGCACTTATGATCACTGTTCTGCGAAGGGATTACCCTGAGATTGCAGAGTCTATTTCTGAAAAGATAAGTAGGAGCATGCCGGAGCAGACTTTGGAAGACCTCTCGATGATTGAGCAGATCGTTATTTCCTTCAAAAAAGAAAAGGGAATAGAACATCATAGCTGGACCTGGAGAAAGTCACAAGTGAGTATTACTAGGGATCGGGAATTGCTACTTGCGGTCGTACTGTTGTTCTATCATCCGGAAAAGATCATATACCATGCCCCTGTGAGAGTGAAGAATGGCATTATCCAAACGCTATCTGATAATCTGGGCACGTCCAGGGTCATATTAAGCCAGACTATTCCAAGTACAACGATAGCCTTCCGGGTATACGAGGATTTTAGAACTGAAGTGTACCGGCTGTATGAGCTCATTAAAACTGAAAACCAATTTTTTTAAATAATATGATCCCACAACTGATTCTTATTGTACTATGGTCACTCAATCTTGGCCTGATGATAAACGATCACGGCAAACCAAAAACAGGCAATCAAAATGCATGGGTAACCGTGGTGGCAATTATCGTTACCGGAACTATTCTATACTTCGGAGGATTTTTCAACCCACTATTCAAATAATATGGCAAATCAAATTAAACCAAAGTACCCGGCCGACCGGGAAAAACAAAGTCAGGCATTCGCGAACAGTGAAGTTCATACTGACGTAATGACAACCCATCCGCGCGTGATCATCACCATTGGCGGCGAACACAGCAACGAGGTGGTCGCGGATCTTCAGAGCGCAATTGATGATGTCCTACACCACCACGGGAAGTAGGGAGTTCTAAAATTTGATTTCACTAAAACTGAAATATGTCGAATCGTTTAAAATTCATTGCAGTAGGATTACTTGGAGTAATGCTATCATGCACGTTGGTCACGGCACGAGCCGCTGATTATCGAAAAGAAACCAAGGATTACACGTTGAAGCCAGCAACTTCTGTTGCCGCTTTCACGTTTCACGCTCCAGCGTATGACCTATTGAATTTCGTCTTGCCTGAAAATCAGGTGGTGTTTTCAAACAAGGTCCAGTACCTGAGTGCTGGTAATGATCCAAAGCCTGAAAACACAAGGATCAACGGGTTGATTAACGATAGACGCGAACAGGAACGAATATGCACCGGCCTTAACCTGTAATACTCATAACTAATACCGAAGTATTATAGAACAAAAAGCCCCAGATATTTCCGGGGCTTTTCTTGTTTTCATCGATTCAGTAATTATTTTGCAAGCTTATACCGGATGTTTGCCATAGCAAAACCTCCGGCATGCGGATCCGTGCTACTTGTACGAGTTTGGTTAATAGTCAGTACTGTAAACGGCTTGGTGGATTTAACTGCAAGCAACTTTGCGCCTGACGGTGTTTTCACTGTAACAGCAGGATGGCCTTTTGAGTCATCATACCGGTAGTTACCTGCATATGCACTAAAAATGAAATCGATATTCTGCTGATTTGGTGCGATCTCAAAACCAAATTCAGTAACAGGCTTTGAAAGTACCAGCAACACTATTTCACTATTGCTGCAGAACAAAACTTCCGGCACCTCATTCTCAACGTTTGGAGAGTAGCCCCAGTGCGCCGACCAGCCGAAAGGATCCATAATAGGTTTCATTCTCATTACAGTAGAGCCTATAAATGCCATATTCAGGTTCTTGTTGTTGACCTGGGTGTACGTTGTTCCAGTTGGCAGATGTGAAAAGTCAAATTTGCACGTTTCGTTGATGTATTCATTTGTGGGAGTCAGGATGTTAACCGATGGGCTCACGGGTTCGCTATAGGCATTATCCGGAACCGCAGGAGCATAGATAGTAGGGGTAGGCTCGACACCAACTGCGGCCTCTTTTGTAAACTGGGTTGTAAAAGGATTTGAGTTTGCGCGGCTCACGGCCATTTCTGCCTGAGTATCCAATGTTGATTTGTCATCTTTGGAGCAGCTGATGATCGTACACGACACGGCCGCCGCAATAAGAAAGCGAAAATAAGATTTGTTCATAGGTTATGGTTTTGTGGCAATATAATTTCAAGCAGATCAATTCAATGTAGACCGCTGCTGTCTGTTTACCGAAACGGGAAACCTCGTGTATCTGGTTTCACGAATTTTCTCAACAGAATACCCAGTCAACTCTTTCTAATTTGATGAAAATATGTTAATATAACATAATGAGTATAAATTTGTAATTTTACTTTATGAAGAAACTAGCCTTAAATATGCCGAATTTCGATTTTGCTGCCGACTTCTCCCTTGATGACTTTTCTGGGGTGCTGGATATTAAGCGGGAATTCAAAACCAGGTACATTAAGCCACCCAAATCAAACGAGATCACCGAAAAGAACCTGAAGTACAGCAACGCCGCAAAACTTGCAACCGATATCAAGAAATTGAAAGATCACAGGTACTTTATCATAGTAAACGGAAGCTTCATTTTCGGTGACTTTATCGAAGCTTTTATCGTCGAACATAACTTACATGTAAAGAAGATGACAATATCGACTTTGTCACTTTCAGAAAATAACGTCGATAGCCTTGCTATACTTTTAAATGGGGAATACGTAGATCAGCTGAATCTTATAGTTTCAGATTACTTCTACTCGCACGAGCGCGGTAACCTGGTTCCATACCTATACAAAGAACTTGACAAGGAAAATAAATTTCAACTAGCTGCAGCCAGCACCCATTGCAAGCTATGCATATTCGAAACGCATTGCGGCCACTACGTCGTCATTCACGGATCTGCCAATCTAAGATCCAGCAGCAATATTGAGCAGTTTGTAATAGAGGAATCAAAGGAATTATACGAATTCAATGATCATTACCAAGACTTCATAATCAAGAAATTTAGAACAATCAATAAAAGCGTAAGAGGAAAAGAATCATGGCATCAGGATCAAATGGTAAATCCAGTTCAGGCAGAGCCGGGACCGGAAGAGCAAGTGCAGCAAGGCAGCGAGCTGCAAGATATAGGTTTAACAGAAGGTTAGGAGTGAGTAACTCATCACCGTTTTAATCATAGATAATGGAGGCATATAAAAAACCTGACCTAGCAAAGTTCATTAGAGTCTTAAAGGCTAAAGCGGGAAACATTTCGGAAACAGCTAAAGCGCTGAAGGTAGACAGGCGAACAGTATATCTGTGGAAGGATACGGATCCGGAATTTAGGCAAGCCATAGAAGACCAGACGGAATCATTAATTGACTTCGCCGAGAGTAAGTTGTTGACATCTATCAACAACGGAAGCGATACTGCGACCATCTTTTTTCTAAAAACAAAAGGTAAAACTCGCGGCTATATTGAGAAATCCGAGGTAGACCATACAACCAAAGGCGAAAGCTTGAATAAGGGCTATGAGAAGCTTACCGATGAAGAGCTTGAAAATAAGATCAAGGAACTTAGGGAAAAAATGCAATGACAATACCCGCTCCATCAAGAGAGCTTTTGATTGAGCAAATGATAGCGGAACAGGAGAAATTCAAACGTGCCGCCAAAAAGACCGTTCTTAATTTTACGAAATACACCTTTAGCCATAAATTTCAAACGACATGGTTCCATAATTCCTATTATCAGAAGCTGGATGACTTTGCAGAAGGCAGAATCAAAAAGCTGATGGTATTTGTTCCGCCACAGCATGGTAAGTCCGAAGGATCTACTAGAAGGCTTCCGCCTTACATGCTGGGCAAAAATCCTGATAAAAAGGTAGCGATCGCCTGTTACAACTCTTCGAAGGCTAGAAAGTTCAACCGGGAGATTCAGCGGATCATGGACGAGCCTAGCTATCAGGAATTATTTCCAGATGCAAAGCTCTCGAACGGTTCAGATGGATATGCTCGTACAAGCGACGAGTTTGAGATGCTTGATCATCGTGGCGGCTTAAAGTCTGTCGGCGTAGGTGGTGCACTTACCGGTGAGCCGGTTGATATCCTGATCATGGACGACTTGTACAAGGACGCCATGTCCGCCTGGTCGCCAAAGGTCAGGGAAAACGTACAAGACTGGTACGACACAGTAGCTGATTCAAGGCTTCACAACGATAGCCAGCAGCTGCTTGTATTTACACGCTGGCATCCGGATGATCTTGCGGGATACCTGCTGAAGCAAGAAGCTGATGACTGGGAAGTGATCATTTACCCAGCCATTAAAGTAGGTGAGCCTAACGAGTATGATCCACGGCAGGAAGGTGAGGCTCTCTATCCGGAAAAGCACAACATAGAGAAGCTGCTCAAGACGAAAAACAGGAATACACATGTCTTTGAATGTCTCTACCAGCAAAACCCCACGTCAAAGGTTGGATTGCTCTATGAGCCTTTTAGGACCTATACACCTGGGTTTTTACCATATACCACTAAGGTAACAAGGAAAGCACAAATCGATACAGCTGATAAGGGTACCGATTTTCTCTGTTCTATTACTTATGACGAAATAGATACTGGTATGTATATCACCGATGTGATTTATACTCAAGACCCGATGGTAAAAACAGAGCCGAAAACTGCTATGCAGATGATGAAACAATCGGTACAACATGCTAACGTAGAAAGTAACAATGGTGGTGAAGGTTTCGCAAGAAATGTAGAGAAGGGAACCCGAATGTTAGGTAACACAAAGACACGCTTTTCAACCTATCACCAGTCGGAGAATAAAGAGGTCCGTATCTACACCAAGTCGGCCGACGTAACCAACATGATATTTATGCCGGATGGCTGGGATCAGCTATGGCCAAAATTCTATAAGGATGTGACGGAATATATGGCTCAAGGGAACAATGAGCACGACGACGCTCAAGATACATTAACCGCGATGGTTGAGAACTTCGGAAAAAACATAATAGTAGTCGCACAGAGCAAATCGAAATTAGGATTTTATTAAGAATTATATGGATGAGATAGTATTAAACAAGGATATCGACAAAACAAACGTTCGAGAACTCCTCTTAGCCGGTCTGGTTGATGAAGCACGCGCATTGTTCTCGACACGTAAAGACAAGGTTGAAGAAGCATGGAAACAGTGGAATGTCGCAACGCACAAGATCCACGATCGCCCGAAGAAGTACGTCGAAAGTGAAGAGGTGCCACAAGCCAAGCTTCCATTACCATACCAGCGTAAGATTGTGCAATCAGCAGTTGCCTTCCTGTTTGGTAAACCAGTTAAGCTCATCCAGCTGAGTGAGGGAACGGATAATGCCTTCAAGAAGGTCGAAGATCTTTGGGCCGAAATGCGGATGGACACCTTAAACCGTAAAAACGCCAGGGCAGTGTTTTCACAGACAGTATCTGCAAAATTATTTGTTGAATATAAAGACCCAAATGCAACCGGAACAGACAGTTTTAACAGCATCAAATGCATACTGTTCAACAAAGAGAACGGGAACGATATCTACTACAAAAAGGACCAGTACGGCGTGATGCAATGTATTGCGCGCGGGTACACATCCAAGAATGGTACTCAGGTTGTTGAACACTTTGATGCAGAGTTCTCTGATATAGTGATCAGCTGCAAGAAAGTAGACGGAAATTGGCGAATAGAAAGTGAAATAAATCTGGCTAAAAAGATCAGATACAGTTATTACGAGCAAGAGTTTACCGAGTGGGATAGCGTCCAGGCTTTGATAGAGAGGCTTGAAATGCTTATATCCAAACGATCTGACAACAACGACTACACGGCAGATGCAATTTTAGTTCTCACAGGTACGGTAGAATCTCTTCCAGGCAAAGAAGAAACGGGAAAGGTTGTGAAACTATCTGGCGATGGTGCCGGTGCGGAGTATCTCTCTCCGTCAATGGCAGTGGACATGGTTAAGGACGAAAGGACGACACTCAACGATTACATACTATATTTCACAGATACTCCCGATTTATCTTCCGAACAACTAAAAAGCTTGGGACAGGATAGCGGAAAGGCTCTTGAGATGAAGTTCTTTCCCGCAATTTTAAAAGCTATGGATAAGCTTGAAGTCTTTGAAGAAATGATTGATCGAGAAGTAAGCATAATAAAAGCCATGATTACCAATATCATTGACGTTAGCCCGGAAATGGCCTCGGAAATCAAGAATCTCAAGATCGGGTACCAGTTCGGCAATCCACTTCCTGATAACATAAAGGACATGATTGAAATGTTAAGCACCGCTGCAGGTGGTAAACCGATCATGAGCCAGAAAACCGCAGTTGAACATAACCCACTGGTCAAAGATGCTGATGCAGAAAACAAGCAGTTAAATGATGAGAGTATATCCACTTTGGAGGACTAAATATGGTATTTTGACATATCAAGTATAATTGATTATATTTGAGTTTCACAGGAAATAATTTTCATAGTTCTTATTTGGTTTATAGGATGGTTTGGCCGGCGGAGTGGTTCCCGCCGGTTTTTTTGTACTCTCTAGATTGTGAACAACCACACTTGTCTACATAATTATGGCAGATTCGATAAACAAACGGTACGAAGCCCGGCACCAGGCCAACATTCAAAGGCTTCAAAAGAAGGTTAAGGCACAGTATGAAATTGCAGTAGGGAAAATCTACAAGGCGGCAGCTCAAGCAAAGCTTAAACGGGAAACCTTCAGGTTATCCGATTACCCAGAGCTAAGCAAAGAGATCGATAAGGTACTTGTTGACTTTCGCGAACAGGTTAACGTGACGCTCATCAATGGGGTAAAGGGTGAATGGGAGCTATCCACCGAAAAGAATGCCGAGATTATTAATACCTCCTACGCAAAAAAGAAGATCTCGGATGCCGTAAACAAGATGATCTATGACCCGCATGAGGAAGCGCTTGAGTCTTTTCTAAATCGGTCAAGTGGAGGTATGAAACTTTCTGATAGAGTATGGAGGTATACCGACCAGTTTCGCTCTGAAATCGAGCAAAACTTGTTTGCTGGCTTAAGTGAGGGTAAATCTGCTGCAGAAATGGCCCGGGATCACATGAAATACTTGCAGAATCCCCACAAGCTCTTTCGCCGCGTTAAAGATGCGAAAGGAAGACTGCAGCTATCCAAAGCCGCAAAGGCATACAAGCCCGGACGCGGTGTATACCGATCCAGCTACCGGAACGCGATGCGCCTGACCAGGCATACGATCAATGATACCTACAGGCAGGCGGACATGGTTCGATACCAAACTCTTCCTTTCATTTTGGGCTACAACGTGAATCTATCCAACAATCACCCGCGATTTGATATTTGCGATTCACTAACCGGAACGTACCCGAAGACGTTCGTTTGGCGGGCCTGGCATGTCCAGTGCATGTGTAACTGTACTCCGAAACTTGCAAGTCCAGAAGATTATGACAAATACGAAGAGGCTATTTTAAAAGGAACTGCTGGTAAGTACAGTTTCCAGGGCGAAGTAAAAGCGCTGCCTGATCAGTTTGAGAAGTATGTCGAGGATAAAAAAGGATCTATGGACAATTGGAAACGGAAGCCGGACTGGGTAACTGATAATAAAGTTAGCATTTAGTATATGTTAACTCGGGTTCAGTAAATGGATCACCATCTTCATCAGTACTTTCTATGTGGTCCACGTTTACCTTAAAATTACCCAAATGGTCCAATGAAATCTGAACGCTATTGGCTCGTAAAATTAACAGACTGGTTGTTACTGCTTTTTTAAGCTTATCAAGTTTCTGCTCTAAATTTTTAAGTTCATTTTCTTCCTTGCTAATCATAGCCTTAGCATCCAACACATGTTCTGCATCGTCGATTGATATATCCTTACCACGAACATCGATATCCCTCTTTTCCCAGCTATCAATTTTAGATTTTGTTTCTTGAATTCTGTTTTGTAATGCTATAAATGAAGAGAAGTCGGCTTTTAGTCCCATGCGTTAAATTTTTTTCTAATATAGCTTTAACCTTAACAACTGCAAATGATAAGGTTAAAAAAAAATCGCTGCAAAATATCCTCTTTAATTTTAGGCTTATTCTCAAAAAGCTTAAAAAACAAACATGAAGGACAAAGTATTGGCACGACTGCGAGCGCTGTTCCCAGGAGTGAACCTATCTAAGACTCGTAAAGAAAAGATCGCGGACTATGTGGTTTCTAAAATCACAACCGAGGACGAGATTGACGAAAAGCTTAATGACTACAACGATTTCATGTCGTTCGCGGACATTGCTAAAAATGACGACCGTCAACGTGAGGCGGACAACAAGAAAGCAAAGGACGAGGCTGACGCAAAAGCAAAAGCTGATGCTGAGCAAGGCGGAAACGGTGGAGAGGACAGTAAGGACGAAAACGTGCCGGCATGGGCCAAAGGATTGATGACCAAAATCACTTCCCTGGAAACTCAATTCGCTGGTGAAAAAGGCAAATCAACTATCAACGACTTCAAAGCTGCTGCAAAGGCAAAAGGTATCCCTGAAAAGTACCTGGACAAATACGCAACAGTGTACACGTCGGTGGAGAACTACGATCAGGAAACTGCTCTTGCAGCCTTAGTAACTGACTGGACTGAAACAAAACAATTAGCAGTGAACGGCGAAGTAAAGGAAGGCAAAGTCATAATTGGCGAAGGCGCACCGAGCGGAACCCCAGCTGCAAAAGCAGCCATTGCAAAGCAAATGGAAGAGGCTGTAAAAGGTTTAGTAGAAACAGTTTAAAAAACTAAAAATGGGTTTAAAATTCAAGAAAACGGAGACGTTCGGAGATATCCCGGTTTATCAGCAAGTCCACGAGGTTTCCCAAAGTGGCTATACGCTTGAAACTACCGGTTTAGTAGCTGGATCTATCCTTCCGGCCGGAACGGTGATCATCGCGGATGATTCAACACGCAAGGCTAAAGCTGTAAAGTCTGCCAACGTTGTGGAAGTAGCAGCTGCAGACGCACTGGTGTACAGGGTTGCCAAAGGAAGCCAATTAAGTGTTGGTGACAACATCGCATTAGGCCTTAAAGGCAAAGCTTATCCTATCACAGCAATCGACAAAAGCAACGCCAACTATGATTCACTAACCGTAGGTACTACGTTAGGTGCGGCCGCGGTTGGTGTTCCATTGTTCCAATCATCTACAACAGGTGCAACCAATTCCGCTTTGTCGGCTACTCCAACAGGAACACTATATGAGCCGACTCTGATAGAAGCAAATGCGACCATTACAGTTGTATTACGCGGTACGGTGTACGCGCGTAGAATTCCAGGGGTATCGGCTGATGTGAAAGCATTGTTGCCGCTCATTATTTTTTCACAAAGCAAATAACTAGAAAATGGCAGAACAATTTAAGTCCATATTCGGCGACTACACGGAAAACATGAGTGTACTTGCTGTGGCACTCGAAAAAGCTAAGGTTCAGCCTTTATACACCAATTACCTGGATTGGGCTACTCCTACAGTAGGATTAGACTTTTCAACGGTAATCGGGAAAGAAAGGCTGGCATCAATGGCATCTGTCGTTGATATCGATTCCAACCACCCGCTAAGATCTCGTTCTGCAGCTTACAAAGTTGAAGGCGAAGTTCCAGCGATCAAGGTTGCTCGTAGCTTAACGCAGAAGCAATATCGTAACTACAGGATGCTTCAAGGTATTAAGACCTTGAGCGATGCTGAAAAGGTGAAAGCAATCACCAAATACATTTTGGATGACATGAAGTATGTTACCGATGCTGTAAAGTTTCGTATCAACTACATGTTCTTGCAAATGCTTTCAACTGGTGGTCTGGAACTGACTGTAGATAACAACCCGGACGGTATCGTAACTGACGTTGTGCCGGTAGGGTTTCTGGAAGACAATATCGTTGAAGCTTCAAAGAATATCGATGACGCTACGGCTCCAATCATCACCAACGTCAAAGATCTTGTCGAAAAAGCACGCGGCAACGGTGATGAGATTGATAGGATCATGGTATCCCGCACCCTGTGGAACAAAATCAAAAAGAACAAAGAGTTCTTGGATGAGATGAAAGCCTATTTCAATCCTGGATCAAACGCTCGTGCGGTATTTACCGAAGCTAACCTGAACATGTACATGACAGATAATGATCTGCCAAACTTCCAGGTTATTGATGCCATCTCTCGTTCAGAGGAGGATGGTAAGCAAAAGATCTTGAAGCCGTTTAGCGAAGAGACATTGGTTTTTGTCCCAGCTGGTAAGCTTGGTATTATCCATAATGCTTTTGCAATTGAGGAGATGGAGCCTAACGACAACGTAGAATATACTACTGTTGAAAGGATCCTCATTTCCAAATGGCATGAGCGTTCTCCATGGGCAGAAAAGACTGCAGGCGAGTGTATCGCTGTACCAGGTCTTGAGGCGGTTGAAAGCATTTACCACCTAAAAACAAACGTTTAAGGATGGGGACTCAAACGATCAAAAAGGCCCTGCAAAGCATGATAAACTATCCTCTCGACGAGGGTAGTTTTGATGCCGCTTTAACCCGGTTCGGACTTGATGGGAATTCACTATACAGTCAGGACAACGTTAAAGCCTTAGATATCTGTGCTGCTTGGCTTATTTTGATTGTTTGCACGTCTGGTAATGTTTCCGAAGGCGGGTATTCTCTTTCGACAGGTGATAAAGCCTCATTACTTAAAACCCGTTCATTGATCATTTCGCTTTACCCGGAAGAAAATCTAGACGGCGAAAAAGCGACAGTAAGCGCTGGAAAAGGCTTATGGTGATCCAATACCCACATATCCTAAAGTTTGACATCGTTACCGGTGGTTCGGAAGAAATTGACGAGAACGGCGATACGGTAATCGTACCCGGTGCAACTACGAACGTCGAGATTAAGTGCAGATTTGAGGTTAACGGATCCGGAGAGCAAATTCCAAGCAATGACGGATTAAAGCTTGATTACGGCTGGATCGTTTACATGCCACTTGGAAACTCTGATATACCGGAAGGTGTAGAAATTGAAGGTTATCACAATGAAGCATTAATCGCATCCGGAACGGTTAAACGGTTCTTTGAAGGTACAATGAATACCAGAGCATGGGTTTAATTTATACATCTATGAGAACAATCAAATTAACATTAGGACAGGTTACAACAGTTGATGATGATGACTTTGAATATCTTAATCAATTTTCTTGGTTCGCTAGGAAAGACAAAAATACCTATTACGCGGCCAGAAATGTAAAACTTAGTGATGGTAAGAAAACTTCAATTCAGATGCATAGAGAGATTATGAAACTCAGCACTAAAATGGTTATTGATCATAAGGATAGGAATGGATTGAATAATCAAAAGTGCAACTTGAGAGTCGTTACAAATGCGCAAAACTGCCAAAACATACGTGCTCACAGGGACAGTAAAACGGGAATAAAAGGGGTTAGCTTTGAAAAATCAAGGAACAAATGGTCGGCATACATAACCTTGAATTACAAGTCTATGCGTATAGGCCGTTTCAATGATCTTCAAGAAGCTATAAACGCAAGGTTAAAAGCAGAAAAAGTGTATCATCCATTTAGAGCCGAAAATTTGATATGAGTATCAGGTCGAAGTTCACCGAGTCCGATATCAACAAAGCTTTCATGGTGAAGGCCAAAAGGTTTGAGGACGCGATCATCAGCCGGTTAATTTTCATCGGTGAAACATTCGTAGCGAACGCACGGGCAAACGGCACATACAAGGACCAGACCGGTAACCTAAGATCTTCAATCTGCTATGTGGTAACCAAGAACGGTGTGAAGAAATCGCCAGGACAGATACCTGCTGACAGTAAAGATTACATAGACGAGTTGATCCAGGGGCACTTGCAGGGTTATGTGCTGATCGTCGTTGCTGGTATGCAATACGCGGCGGCTGTTGAGAGTAGGGGAAAAGACGTATTAACCGGCAGTTCTAAGATTGCTGAAAAACAATTAAAAGCGGCAATCAAGAATTTTAAACAGCGACTGAACACATGAGTTTTACTTCAATTTCGGCTCTGAATATGTTATTTCAACATATTGAGCATTCGGTTCTGATGACTGATGCAAAAAAGCCAAACGGAAAGCTTTGCAAGTATGAGCGGCCGCAGAATTCTGTTCTTGAGGACGTTGTTGTGAATTCATTGACACTGGGCAGGGATGATGTACAGGAAGGGGTTTTAAACGTGAATATCTACGTGCCTAACCTGGAGCTTGTATCTAATCCTAGTGACAGAAGCCAGCCAAATACTGCTCGTCTTCTTTACCTGTCTACACTTGGAAATACCGCACTTGGAGAAGGGGAAGAGATTTGGGATGAAACCGGAAACTACACTTTTAATATCCAGCAAGATAATGTCATGCAAGATGAGAACAATCAACACTACGTGAGCTTTCGCGTAGAATTTTATTCACAAAACAATTAATTCCAATAATATGGCAACAAATAAAGTTTATGGACTAAAAGCCATCACCATGGGTGCCCCAGCAGGAGACGGTGGCATGGGTACCGTCTTAACTGAAGTTTTAGGCGCAACTGTAAAGGGTTCGGCAACTTTGACGTCTTCCGATCCTGAAACTGAAGATGTAGAGATCGAGGAAAGCGATGATCTTTATGATTCAATTACGACCAAAGCCGGTACATGGGCATTAAAAGCAAGTACATACAATGTGTCTGCTCTTACAATGCAAAAGTTTTTTGGAGGTACTGTTGCTGCTGGTGTATGGTCACCCGATCCGAGTGGAGCTGTGGTAACCGTGTATCAATCGGTAAAGGTCGAAACCAGAACAGGTATCAAGATCAACTTCGTTAAAATGAAGCTTACCGCAACTGCGAACTTCGCTTTTGATAAAACTAAGCTCGGTCAGATTGACTGGACAGGTACAATGTTGAAAGCTGACAAAGCTGCAACTCCTGCATTCTCTATCGACTTCGGAGTATAACACTTTTACGAGGGCATCATACCGGTGCCCTCTTATAAATTCCCATGCAAGAAAACGAATTAAAAGCAATACTTGCTCAAGCCTCCAAGGCGGTTATTCAACAGCGAAAGCCGATAGAGATCGATATCAAGCCAACAAACTGGTTGCAGAAACTCCTTATGAAAAAGGGTTTTTTGAAGTCGAAAAGAGTGTTTGAAATCGCCCCTATATTGGTCGGTAACCGCTACAGAATATCAGGCGTTGCATTAAAGATCAAGGCGGGTATATTTTCTCCAGGTTTCACTAATGAAGAACTATGGAAAGCCATCCAGGAGCACACCGATGACCTGATCTATGTGGTTGCCGTTTGCATTCAAAACAATAAAAAGGAGCCATCCAAGGGATTGTTGAACTATCTGCGGTGGATTGACGACGATAAGTTTTTCGAGCTACTCGATGCATCACTGGCTATGCTGGGAGTTGTAAATTTTACGAAATCTATCATCTTGATCGGCGGACAAAATGTGATCACTGCCAAGGATGCGGATGTAACGCCTGCGATCACACCGGAATAGTCAAAGATGAGTCTCAAGGAACCAAGGGAGGTGATAGCCCTTGGAGTATAATCGGATCATACCGGAAGTACTATAAATCTACCTGGAATCAGGTGCTGTGGAAAACAAGCTGGGTGAATTTCAATATGGACCTAGCATCCATTCCAAACTATGACGACAAGAAAAAAGGGGATGAGGCGAAGGTCATATCGCCCGAAGACGAAGAAGCTGAACTAAGGAAAGAACTAGGGTTATAACATGAACGTAGCAGGTAGTGAATTAGATTGGATTGCAGCAATAGACGGAAGTCAGTTCCATGCTGAATTACGCGCCATGCGTAGCGACTTAAATAACTTTACCAGCAGCATGCAGACACAAGGTGCGCAGATCGAGTCGTTTGCAAACAAAGCAACAGCTGCAGCAGCCGGGTTCTTTTCTACGCAGGCAGCCTTTGGTTTTGTAAAATCCATGGTCGACGTCCGAGGTGAATTTCAGAAGATTGAAATCGCCTTTAACACTATGCTTGGAAGCAAAGAAAAGGCCGACCAACTGATGGCTGAGGCTGTGAAGCTCGCAGCCATCACCCCTTTTACGCTTCAAGATGTTGCATCAGGGGCCAAACAGCTCCTTGCATATGGCTTTGCTGCAAACGACATAACCAAAGACTTGACGATGCTGGGTAACGTGGCCGCTGGTGTCGGATCACAACTCGGTGACCTTACCTACCTTTACGGAACTTTACGGGCATCTGGAAGAGTAACCCAGGTAGATATCAACCAGTTTGCTGGCCGTGGTATTCCAATATACGAGGAACTTGCAAAGGTTCTGAACATCACAACAGCCGAGGTACGGAATTATGTCAGTGCCGGAAAAATTGGGTTTCCTCAGGTGGAAAAAGCTTTCCAGAATATGACCGGCCAAGGTGGGAAGTTCTTCAACCTGATGCAAGAGCAGTCTAAATCACTTACCGGACAGCTGAGCAACCTTGAAGATGCTTGGGACCGGATGCTTAATGCCCTGGGTAAAAGCCAAGAAGGAATAATAGGCGACGGTATTCAGGCGGCCATTTCTCTTGTCGACAATTATCAGAAGGTGATCGAGGTTATCGAGCTTCTGGTTATCACCTACGGATCATACCGGGCTGCTTTACTACTTACTACCACTGTCACCGGCGGCATGTCCGCCGTTGAGCTTGTTCACTACAACATTCTTGTAATGAAGGATAAGCTAATGGGCATTCTCACGAGTAAGCAGGCCGCTCTTGCTGTCAGTACCGCTGCTTACACTGCTGTCTTAGCGGGCCTGGTTGCTGTTGGCTATTCACTCATCCAGTACCAGAACGCTGCCGAGATTGCTGAAGAATCACTTACTGAAGCGAAGAACAAAGGTGCCCGGGCTGTTGAGAACGAAACAGAAAAGATTGACGGTCTGATCAAGACCATCAAAGACCATAATACCTCGAAAAGAGAGCAAAAACAGGCGTATGACGAGCTGCTGTTAACCACTAAAGGTGCGCTCGATCACTATTCACAAGAAGAAATTGCAGCTGGCAAAGGCGCTACTGCAATTAACCAATACAAGGAGTCAGTTCGCAAGGCTACTGAAGCTGAACAGGAGTTCGCGGACTATAAAGGCCTACAAGATCAAATTGATAAAATCAATGAGAAAGGGATCGAAGCCATAACAACGTTTGATCGCTTAGCAATCAGCTTTTCTGGTTTTTTCAAAGCCATGAAGGAGATTGCAAAAGGTAATCTATCGGGTGCTATTTCCGAAATAAGCAACACGTTCGATTCTAGACTTGCTCAAACCAAGGTGTCTGATCTTAAAAGTGCCCAAAGCAAGATTCTATCATCTAATCCAGAAGTTCAAAAGCTTGTCGATGCCCAGAAAGCTGCCAAAGCCGCTGCAGAGGAACAAAAGGCCAAAGAACTTCAAGCACAGAAAACAGCTGAACAGCTTGCAAAAGAAGCAGCCGCCGCCAAAAAGTACAACGTCCTGCTTGAAAAGCGTAAAGACCTGGAGCGTGAGATCAGCCAGGATCTCGCTGGTGCCCGGGCAAGCGGTCTGGATGATGAAGCGCAGCAGATCGCCGCCATAAATAAAAAGTACGATGACAGAATCGCAGCCATAGACAAGCTGAACGCAAAACTGAATGCGTCAGACCAGATGAGCAAGACGCCGGTGGAGTCTGCTCGAAACATTGAACTGGGTGTGGCCGGGGTAGATGCCATCATCAACGGCAAAAACGGGTACAAAGACGAGCTTGATAGAAAGAAAAAGCTTTATGAAGAGTACGAGCAGGCTAAGATAGACTTGGGCGAAAAGCTCGCTGATGAGATGTACAAGAATGAAATTCTAGACTACAAGTCGTTTGCCGATTATATCTCTAAAGACATTGAAAGCCGAAAGGGTAAAACCGATCTCCTATCGACTAAAAAGAATGAAGTAGCGGCACCGATTAAAGTTGAAGAAGACAAGAATCAAAGACTTCAGTTTCAAAAGTTATTGGTCGATACGCAAACATTTGAGCAATCACGCAATCTGATCATTGAGAAGGCGATCAAGGATGCCGCAGACCTTCGTGCGAAAGGGTACAACCTGCAGGCAGAACAGGCCATCGCTAATGGGAAGGAAGAGTTAGAGCGCTTTGATCAAAACACCATTCAGCAGATAGCAGGATACAAAAAGCTATTCGATGGATTTACACGAATGTCAACTGATGCCATTACTGAATACATCCAAAAGGCAAAGCAGAAAGCGAATGCAGACTTGGCGGCAGGCTTGCTCACCCGAAAAGCGTATGACCTGGTAATAAAAGCAATCAACAATGCGAAGGCGTCATTAAACGATGCTATTCCAAGCCAACTGCGCGGTTTCGCTCAGATATTCAAAGATCTCGCATCGTCGTCTAATGGATTATCCTCTGGGTTGACGAACGTGCTTAATATTCTTGGTGACATGGTTTCTGCAGCGGCAGATGTGAAGCAGGGTGTTGCCGATACCATGGACGCTTTGAAAAGTTATAAAGAGACAAAGGCTGAAGCCGGAGGCGGGTTGCTTGGAACTCTTACGGCTGGACTATCAGTTGCAGGACCGGCAGGTAAGGCTATCGGTGCGGTTGTTAATGTTGTAAAAGGCATTACTTCTTTCTTCAAGGCTGCAAAGGAGAGTGCCAGACAAGCAGCCGCCGAACTTCAAGCATATCAGGACAACATGGTCAAGGGCGAGCTTGCCTATAACCAGTTGCTAAGAGAACGTGAACGTACACTGAAGAGCATAGGTGATTTATCGCTTTCGGAGTTAAGAAATAGACAAGCAATCTTAAACACTCAAGAAAGCCAGGCGCAACAAGACTATGACAGGCTGTTAGCTATGATCAAATCAACAGGCCAACAGATCACCGGTGAGCACACAGAGGAGTACGGGGGCTTTCTGGGTTTTGGTAAAAAGAGCAGGGTCGTACAGGATCTTGCGGGTGTTGCGGGATCGGACTTTAAATCACTTGAAAAGTTATATAACGAAAACAAGTTAACAGATTCTACTAAAGCTTGGTTTGAGGAACTTCAAAAGATAAAATCCGAAATGGATGACATCGGACAAAGCGCGCAAGACGCCTTTGATGAAATTGATCAAAGAGTAACCGGCACAACTGCCGCGAGCATCACTGACGCAATAATCTCCGGGTTTAAAAACGGTAAGCGCTTCGCCTCAGATTTTGCTGATGACTTCAAAGGCATGATGCAGGATTCGTTCCTAAGCCTGTTCCGTGACAATTACCTGAACGCCGCCATTTCTGACTTCTACAAGAGGTTTGCGAGCTTATCCGGGGATTCTAACGGACTGACGGATGATGATGTTGAAGTTCTAAGGGATGCGTATAACGCAGCTATCCAAAATGGACTTGATAAGCTGGCAGACCTGGACAAGATCACAGGAGGTTCTTCGGCAAGCCAGTCGGAAAAAGGGGGCATACAAGCCGAGATTGCAAACAAGATCACCCAAGACCAGGCATCCGAGCTCACAGGACTGTTCCGGGCTCAATATGATATCACCAAGCAAATCAGCCTTACCGCGCTTGATCACCTAAAGATTGCGACCATAGGGATCCACAGCCTTGAAATGATTGAACAGCACACATTCAATACGGTCGCTGAATTAAAGGCGTCCAATGCCAATCTGGAAAAGATCATCACCAACACCAAACCATTACCACAGGCACAAAGCAGTGCATCATTAACAGGCAGCCGATGAACAACTACTACTTAAACGGGTAGAACGTATCGACATACTCCATACTACCGGCTAAGTCTCCGTCAAGTAACCTGGCTTTTAGCGGAGCATGGGATATGCCTTCTCGGATTGGAGACACTCACTACGAGTGGCCTGATGAAAAAGGAATTGAACCATACTTGCGGGCTGACGAAATATTCTTTGGAGGGCGCGACCTTACCTTCATGTTTCTGGTAAAGGCAACTAACCGGGAAACAGCGCAAAGTAAATGCTTCGCATTATACGACGACATTGATGCTTTTACTGGTCCAGTTCCTTTTAGCTCGGATTTGTACGGAACCTATCAGGTATTAGTCAATAACGAGATTCAGATCAAATACTTAGGTTCCGGATACTGCAAGGGTACACTGGTCATGCGAGAGCCGGTTGTAAATCTAACAGGCGCAGCATTCACCACGGACACAGTCACCCCATCGATCGACGGAATAAGCCTAAAAAAAATGGGCTTTGTCATCAGATCAACGGAAGGGCAATATAATAGGCCGGCGGCTAAAAAAGCCAACGTCACGGCATACGGTTTTGAAGGCAGCAAAGTAACAAAGAGCGGCATGAGGACTTTCAACCTCAACCTGGCGGGTTCATTTACCACCTACGCCGCTTTTAACTCCTCGGTTAGATCGCTGGCCGCTTTACTTGCTTTGCCAAATTCAAGAACACTCATTTACAATGGCGTAGAGCGCGAATTCTTTGCGAAAGACGGATTTAAAGTTTCAAAGCTATACAAGCAGGGGACCCGATATGTATGCGCAATAGACTTGAAGTTAACCGAGATCCGCACGCTGAATACCTGGAATGTCTTAACCGACAATTCAGGAAATACATTAATCGATGGCAACGGGGTGCCGATTGCTGAACTATTAAAATTTAACTAACGATGGCTGGAACAAAGAATATAACCACCGACCTACAGCGAAGAACCGACGTACAGACGACAGATAGACTTTTGATCGTGAACCCGGTCACCAAGGCATTCCAGTATCTGGAAGTTGGAGATTTAGCTATACCAGACGGATCCGGAGGAACTGATCAACCTATCGAAGTTGAACTTGTTACAAACCCGCTTGCGGGAAAGGTGAGTGTTTATACGGGTGCCTTTGCTGCCAGTAACGTTGACAAATACAGTGGGTTCTTAAAAGTGGAACCGGGGGAGCAGCTTATCGTGAGCTTTACAACTGCTGACTTTAATACTTCGCCTCCAATTGTAGGAACCGGTCTTGTAGGATATTCGTCCAATTCCTACGGAAGCTTTGTTTCTACCTTAATCAATAGCTACCCGGCTGGTAACATGATGAGTGTTGAGCGATACAACCAGGCTCACCAGACCAACTTATCGGGACCCATAAATATCTACAACGAGAAGGTGACCGTTCCGGCTGGCGTTCAATACGTCAACCTAAGTTCACCGAACAACGGTGTGCCGATGAGCATTAAGGCGATCAGGAATTCAGGAACAGTAGAACAGTCGCTAGATCTTCTTTACGGTAAAATAAATGATCTGCTTACCAGTGGCGTAAACACCGGCGGTGGAACTGGGGGAGGTACTGGATCCGGAACGACCGACAACAATTTTACTGAAGCATACAAGAATAAGCTTGACAGGTTGCCAGACGTATTTCCTGAGTACCGGGATGGTAAGTTTTACCTGCCTGACCTTGGAACCGGGGAACAGTTGAAGGTCTACATCCGGAACAGGCAATGGGTTATGGATGCCCTCAACTCCACGTTCGGGTCATTTACATACGATATCGGGTACGCCTATGACTTGGATAAAAAAAATAATGCCGCCTATCAAGCTATCATTGATCTTTCAAGATTGATCACTTGCGAAAACGGAACGAATGTGAGCCACTTGCGACCTTCAGAGACAACTTGGAATTGGACAGAAGCGGACGCGATTCTGAATTATTGCAAATCAAAGGGGTTAAAAGCTCATTGGGCCCACGCACTTTGGCTTGCTGACGGCCCATCTTGGTTGGTCACAAAGGTTGCTGCCGCACCAGCAGCTAACAGAAAAGCTATTTTGACTGGGTTTTTGAATGATACCATACCATCTGTATTAAGTCACTTTAAAACAAACTTTCCGGGTATTGTTCGATCAATGAACGTCACAAATGAATGGATTTACGACGGTCAAGGCGAGGGTGACCCATCTCGCGGTGGTACTCTTAAGCGCGGTATGTGGTATGATAATTTCGATGTAGCTGAACTTTTTGAATTATGCTTTACAATCGCGCGAAATGCTGACCCTGACATTGATCTTTATGTTAACGACTATAATCAAGAAACCAGTAACGAAAAACAATCTGATGCTTACAAAGCTCTGATTGATGGCTTAAAGGCTAAAAATATTATGAGTACCAGTGGCAAGCAGATTATGGTTGATGGCATGGGTTTTCAAATGCACACCAATGTCAATATAGATATTGATGTTTTGAAAAAACGCCTGCGGTACTGGTCCAGTCGAGGCCTAAAGGTGATGTACACGGAGCTTGATGTTCTTACGCTTACTTCCGGATCTTCTTCACCACAGCCATACACCGAAGCCCTAGCTGAAAAGCTGGCGACCACTTACTATAATATTTTCCTGGCTTACGAGAATGCAGTTCCGCTTGCCCAGCGTGGTGGGGTTGTTTTCTGGACCGTTTACGATAAATATTATTTGGAGAATCAAGGTAAGAATGCTCCAGATGCACCAACCAACCAGATCAAAGAATTCCCGGCACCTCATGATTACTATGGTCAACCAAAAAAGGCGTTTCAGCGGATCCTTGAAGCTCCTGACCGTGAAGAACTAACCTTTGACGTGTACCAGGACTTTATGGTAACTGATCAGGGCCCGGATATCACCGGAACATTGACCGGTGGTCTGGTACCACTTGTATGGCAAAAGGTAGGTACCAGCGCCAACGTTATAAGCGTGAATGATGATGGTTTGGGTTCCCCTCAGAACTCGAATAACGTGTACAACTTTGCGTTGGTAGATTATCCCTTCGTGAACAGAACCGTAAAAGCGCAATTACATACTATGGTAAGTCCGGGAAGCAGAACAACGTTGCTCGTATTCCGGTACGTAGATGCAAACAATTACATCGCGATCCAAGCGACCAACACATCGAATATTTGGCAAATAGTGAAGCGTTTTCAAAGCAACGATATAACAATTTACGCATCCACTATTGTACCTAAAATCGGTGATGTGATCAAGGTCATTTCCAATGGCGATCAGATTACACTATACATCAACGGGGTGATCGTGACAACGGTCACGGATTCAGCATTTATGACTTCAACCAAATGTGGGTTCAAATTCAGGGGTTACGATGACAAGTTTTCTCGCTGGGGTGAATTTGGAGTTCACCATTTATAAACCGTTTCAAAAAAAGCAATATGAACATTCAATTATATAGAAACGGAGCTGCACACCTTTTACTGCCTATTGATGAGAATACCGTTTTCTCACAGGCGGTGATGGGGGAGCATATTATAACCTGCAGTTTCATCAGTGATGCCGCCCTTGACATTAACGAAGGGGATTATATCGAATTCAGAGGTGAGCGCTTTACGATAAATAGGCCGCTGCCGCCAGTTGATAAGGAGAGTAGCGCAGACCTAACCTATAATATAACATTCGAAGGCTATATCTACAATCTACTGGATATGCCGTACATGCACCTGGGGTCACTTGAGTTCTCTTATTTTGGAACACCAAGAATGTACTTGCAGATATTGATTGACTGCATGAACAGCATTGATCCAGGCTGGACCATCGGTGAAGTTGACGACGCAGATGAGGTCGCTATGGACTTCTTCGAATCCGGGAAAGGTTACTCGTGTAAAGGAGCCTTGATCAAAATTGCTGAAGCGTTTAAGCTTGAGTTCTGGCTGGTCGGAAAAACAATAAATTTAACCGCTATGGCCGGGCGATTTACCGGACTTAAGTTTGAATGCGGCCGTGGGCGAGGCTTATACAAAGTAAGTCGAGGACAGATTGATGATGTAGACTACTTCAACAGGCTTTATATCCAAGGATCAGATAAGAATATCCCTTATGGTTACAGGAATGGAGCCAAGCGCTTGCAGATCGACGTACCATATCTTGAGCTGCCATTAACCGGCGGCAGTAAACGCCGAGCAAAGTCGGTTGTGATCGATGATATTTTTCCTAAGCGCGTCGGTACAATCACATCTGTGGGCGATGACTGGTTAAGCATCACCGATGATTCCATCAATTTTGATATCAATGGAAAGCGCATTGAAGGGGTAAAAGCAACGGTAGAGATTCTTAGTGGGGAAAACGGTGGCCAGTCGTTCGAGATAGGGGGCTACAACAGTTCAACTAAGACAATAACGCTTTTGCCAATAGTTGAGGCAGATGGATATGTCCGGCCGAATAATACATTTTCCATCAATCCGGGCGATAAGTATTTTTTAGCCGGCATCGATATGCCGCAGACCTATGTAGAAACCGCTGAAGCTGACCTTAAAGAAAGAGGATCAGAAATACTCAACGATGTAAAAAGGAAAACGCCGCCTTACAGTGTTGAAGTTGATCCAAAATACATGCGCGACAACGGGATCCGGGTAAATGCCGGTGACCGGGTGATCATGCAAGACGAAGATTTAGAAATAGATGCGAATATCCGGGTTTCATCAGTCAAGTTACCCTTAGTCAATCCTGATAAAATCACATTCGTTCTATCCGATGTAATACCGCTTTCGATAACCGAAAAGGTCATAGTTGAGATTGACAAGGCGAAGCAGGATGTCATTACTATAGATAAGAACCGGTTAAAATCTGCCAGGGAGAACTGGAAAGCAACTGAAGAGCTTGCTACGCTATTGGATGCTTTGAGAGCGGAGATGCTTCTGATCATGGTTGATGGCGGCGCGTATACCACGGACATTGTAGCAAAAACTACTAAAGATACTTTTTCTACTTCTGCCGGCACCGTGTATCACGAGCAGTTCACCGAGCACGATGGTATCTGGAACGTTCCGGCTTACCAAACCTCACTTGCAAATAACCAGGCCTACTATGTATACATCAAAGCAAGGAAAGCGGACTTCGGCGGGCAAATCGTATTGTCTGCTTCTAAAATCGGACCGAACTCGGATCCGGATGTTTACTACATACCCTTTGGAATTATTTCCTCAATAATTGAAGGCACCCGTATTTTCTCATCTACAAAGGGGTATACTGCCATTGTCGGCGACAACATAAGGACCGGCCGGATCGTGTCAAATGACGGGTACAACTACTTTGACCTGACTACCAACTCATTCAACCTGGGAACGGCGGCAAATGGCCTGGACTACAATGTGACCAAGCCAAACACCTTAACACTTAGAGGAGCTCTGTTTCAAAGCGGTAGCGGAGTAGTCGCACCAGTGCCGGTATATCGAGGTCCTTATAATGCTACTGCTACCTACTACAAGGGAGATAGTGTTACTTACAACGGCACCACATTTCTATATGTAAATGATCAGCCAGCCGCCGGACAGACCCCGGCCGATAATGAGTTTTGGGATATAACTTCAGCTGCTGGAACACCCGGTTCGCCGGGAACGCCCGGAACGCCGGGTGCCGCCGGTAACTATACTGAATTTAGATTTGCGAAAAATACCAGTTCCACAACAGCGCCAACACTTACAAACACCGCGACCGCACCTACTGGTTGGACTACAACACAGCCCACTTTAGCCACCGGTGAGTTTATGTGGGTCACTTCAGTTACTAAGGTTGGAGCAACCGGGGCGCTTGTAGGTACGTGGTCTGTTCCAGCGCGCATGAATGGCACCAACGGAACCAACGGCACAGGATCCGCCGGGGCGGCCGGTAATTACATGGAATTCCGATTTCAAAAGAACGGAAGTACAACAGCGGCCCCATCACTTGTAAACACAGATACAGCCCCTACGGGCTGGACGATTGCGCAACCTACTCTTGCCGCCGCAGAATATTTATGGATGACTTCAGCAATGAAGAACGGAACCACGAACGCCTTGATCGGCACATGGTCAACGCCAGTTCGCGTCAATGGCTTGCCTGGAACACCTGGCCGTGATGGTACTAATGGAACAAACGGAACCAACGGAGGGCCCGGTCCGTCTTTAACCTATACCGGTGTTTATAGTTCGACTAAAACATATCAGGGTAACGCCAACTTAGTGCAGGCGGTCTACTACAATGGGAACTATTATTTCACACGTAGCGATGCTGGTTCATTTTCAAACATCCTACCTACAAATACCACTAAGTGGAATGCGGCCGGTGCCCAGTTCGATAGCATAGCAACAGGATTGCTCCTAGCACAATTGGCATACATCGATAATCTCGGGGTGAGATACTTATCTACAAATACACCTGGAAATAAAAGGGTGGTTATTGATGGCGATCAAAATAATTTGAGGTTGTATAGTGCATCCGATTTGATTTTAGCAGAGTTAGATGACGATTCGGCTGTTAGGGTTACACCGGCAGATATCAATAATGGTGTTACGTTACGCGAAACCACGGCGGGATTAGGCATGACTAATGGTGCGGGGGATAAATCCACCATGAGCGCATTCGGTTTTTACACGACTGGAACCCTAACTATTGGTGCCGGAAATAATCCATTGATCATAGATCAAAATGGAATACGGGGAGCAAACACCAACGCCGGTACTATTGCTGCTAAGACGGTAACCGCGCCATATTCTTTACAGTCGGACGATAATACGCTTGTTTTTACATCGGGATCAGCCGGTTACACATTCGTATTACCAACTACCGACATTCCTAACGGGCGCGAAGTTACAGTTAGAGGATCAGGGTATTACCCGACAGTTAATGCAAGCGGAACTAATTACCAATTAGGCCAGGCAATAATATCCGGGCTACCACTGATAGGATTGACTTTTATTTTCATCGGTACACGATGGTACACCAAGGCGTCTTTAGTCGGAGCAGTTTAACAAATATTTACATCATAAGATTATGAAAACAAACATTTTTAAAAGACTAATTCAAGCAATCACGTCCTTTTTCAAAGGATCAAGAGATGAGGTAAAAGTAAAGCCAGTACCCGTCGTAGATCCGGTGCCGGCACCTACAAAAGTAGACCCTCCACGACCAATACCAGTGCCAACGCCAATGCCTGTCCCTATAAAGTATCCGGATCCTGTCATAGAGCCTGATCCTGTTAAGGTACAGCCATTGCCAACGCCCGTGAAGCAAGAGCCTGTTCCGCCCGTAAAGGTTGAAGTTCCCATTCAGGCGCCACCAGCCGTGAAGCCGCCAATAGAACCACCAACTGCTAATCCAATTCCAGCCGTAGCAAAGACATTAAAGGATTCGCGTGTAAAGTTTGGCGTAGCATTCAAAGAGGCTGATTTGAAGAACAAGATAGCCATTCAAGAGACTGCGAAACACTTCCGGTCAGTCACAGGCGAAAATAGCATGAAGCCGGGGCACGTTCAACCTAAAGAGGGTGTATTCGATTTCAGCCAGGCAAATGCCTTGGTAAAGATCGCAAGCGACAACGGCATGAGGGTTCATGCTCATACCTGTTTCGTCTGGCCATCACAAGAAAAGAACCTGCCAGCGTTCTGGCATGAGGCGGCAAAAGATAAGGAAAAGTACGTTGCTCTGCTAAAGAATTCCGTTCAAACCACGGTTCGCACCTTTAAGAACGACATAACAAGCTGGGATATCGTGAACGAAGCATATGAGGATAATGGAACGTTGCGCCCGTGTTATGCCTTGACCCATATCGGCCCGACATACATCGAGCAAATAGCAAAGTGGGTTCTTGAAGTACAACCCGATGCAAACAACTTTATCAGTGACTATGACTTTGAAACAGCAAGCAAAAAAGCTGGTGTTGTAATCGATTATGCTGGGCAGCTAAAGAAGAAAGGCCTTGTGCATGGTATCAGCTCCCAGATGCACACCAACCTTAAAATGGACTACAAGACTTTTAAAAAGCAGCTGGAGCGCATGGCGGCCGCTGGTCTGCTTGTTCACCTGTCTGAATTAGATTTGAAAGTAAAATTCACCGAGGCCACCGAGGAGCAGCGTGCGGCTAAATTCCAAGAAATTATCAAGGGCTTCCGGTCACTGCCTCAAGACCTCCAATATGGTATTACCTTCTGGTCGCACACCAATGAGGGTAATTACTACAACTATAAACTAAAGCCGGCGGTATATGCCCCGGTGATCTTCGATAAGGATTACAAAAGCCCGGTGATACTTCCCGATATATTGAGCGAAAGCTAAAAAGCAAATTAAAGGCATGGAAGCTCCCATTATCTTAACAGGTAGTGGGAGCTTTTGCGTACTGGACATTGCGTTTTCTTGATTTTATACTTAATTGAAAATGAAAAAGATATAAATGCCTTAGAAAGGCAGTTTGTTAAAGCATTGCAGTTCAAGCAGCCTGTTTCCGGGGGTAAATTTGTGAAAGACAAATAAGTGAGGGGAACATGAATGTGAAAGCTTTCTACGACAGTATACGCAGTACTATTTTTAAAGGATCTATGACCGCGAAGCAATTTGAGGGCATAGAAGCTATTCTGGCCGAATATACCCGGCTTTGTTTAAATGATCCGCGCAAGTTAGCCTATATCTTGGCTACAGCATTTCATGAAACTGCGCAGACGATGCAGCCAATAGCTGAATATGGCAAGGGTGGCAGCAGACCGTACGCCCGAAAGGTTAAAATGAGCGGCAAGGTGTATACTACACCAAATCAAATTTATTATGGCCGGGGCTTCGTTCAGCTCACATGGTATGAAAACTACGAAGCAATGGGCAAGTTCCTGAAGATGGACTTACTTAATCACCCTGATCTCATGCTTACGTTAGAACCAGCCATCCAAGCTTTATTTCAAGGCATGATCCGCGGAATGTTCACAGGCAAATCCCTCGATAGCTATTTCCATGCCGATAAGTCGGACGCACTAAATGCCCGCCGGATCATCAACGGTATAGATAAGGCACAGCAGATTGAGGGATACTTCAAATTATTTTATAACGCAATTACCCTACTGTAATGCCTGAAGAAGTACAAGACCAACTCAATAAAATAACGTTCAGCCAGATTGTCAAGGCTCCCGTAACCTACATGCTCATGGTCGCTTTGTCGCTTATGTGGTTCTTCGTTTACCGGTTTGGCACAAGTACCGACCAGGTGAATAAAAACTGTGAAGCGGAAAAGGCTGAGCTGCGCAAGGAGCTCACGCAATCGCGTGCCGACAAAGACGCTCTAACAACTGCCTTGCTGATAAAAAATGGAATCATACTGCAACAAGCACAAGATAAAAAAGAACTGGATAGCACCATTCGAACGACTGTGGGGCAGAAAGCAAAAAGCATTGTAAAAGAGAAATAGCATGAGGAACGCAAGAATCATAATAGAAATAATCCTGGTCGTAGCGGCCGGAGTACTGATCTATAACTACATCAAAAACACGAGAGAACTGGCTGAATTCAAGCAAAGCAACAAGCTTGTCAAATCTCAGGTTCTAAAAGAAGCCAAAGAAATCGCGCGGAAGGTAGATGACAAAGGTATCGAGACGGTGATTTTCGATGTGACCGGGCATAAAGCACCCGTTGAAGTCCTTTCATCCAATGCCAGTACTAAAGGTATCATAGACACGACGGCCATGGCGCTTGATATCCGAACAAAGCAGCTTAAGCAGATCCTTGTTGTAAAATCGTCTTTAGAAGCTGAAAATTTAAAGCTTAAACAGCAGCTTGATCCATCTCACCGACCATTCTACACCTATTCAGGGAATGGCCTGGAGCTGAAATTTACGCCCCCTAACGATATCGACTCCGTGGCTCGAGCAGACTTCAAAGCAAACCTGAACATCACTGCGACCCAGTACTGGAAGCGTGATTGGTTCTTGGGCGCGAAGAAAAGCATCCTTTCAGTTTCTTCCAATAATCCGATGTTTAAAATCAACGGAGCCGACTTTGTTGAAATTGAACAGAAGCAGCCAACGTTTGGCCTGCGAATCCAGGCAAACATATCCTACAATGCCGATACAAAGCTATTCGGGTATGGGCCTGCAGCGAGGTTTGATGTTGGCCGCTTCAGCTTTCAGGGGAGGTATACTAAATACCCGAACGATCCGAAATGGAAGCCAAGCATAAATGCCAGTTACGATATACTAAGGTTTTAAAATGAAAAAAGCCCCATTAGTGGGGCTTAGTGTTATTAATAATTGGTGTCCTTCTAAAGGACACCAATTTACTTTGCGATTATATCCATCTGGTTAAGATTTTGGTTAGCTAAAGGTAATTTATGCATTTGTATTGTACAACACAATAGTGTAATAAAAGTTTAAGACTTTATTTTACAAGAATTACCACTATAGTAGGGGCCTTTGATGATGTCGTCTACATGTTTATATCTCTTGCTTAGAACCCTTGTAAAACCGGTTAATGAATGTTTTGCTATAATTTCAATTGTAATAAAATTCCCGTTTCTAATTTTTGCTCTTAAATCATCATAGGTTAAAAACTGAACAGCATAATCGGTTCTAGAGGTCAATCTCTTGTCTTTAAGAAAAACATCTTGAAATAGGTGACCTATATAAAGTCGATTTAGCACCCACTGATATTCCTTTCTTAACTTTATTTGCTGGTAAGAGATATCATCGGCGTTTGTTGACGACTCAATTTTAGACGTCCAAGCTCTTATTTGTATATCGTAAATCCTAAAGAAAATAGACTTGTTAGATACCTTAATGCTGTATTGAAGTTTTTGACCTTCAGGTGCATTCTTGTCTAGCTGAAAAGCAATCCTATCGCAAATCTTAAGCCTAGGCTTCAAGAGGCTTAAGACAATCAGAAAAATTCCAGAAGAATACAGGCCCGTAATTATGTCGGCTACTGTTTTCGATTCTTTGAGCCAGGTGAGAAAAGCGTCCATTTATTTGGTTAAGGGTTGCAATAATACATTAATATTAGTATTCAAAAAAATAAAAAAATCCGATATTTACCACCCAATAGTTTTCCCGCGAAGCCTTGTCTCCATGTGATTTACAAGATCCCGTTTGTATTTATCGTAACTTGACGTATCGCGGTGCCCAGTTAGGTTCATGATCTCAGCATCAGAATACCCCGCATTCAGCAGATGGAGGACCCTTGTGTGCTTAAACCCATATAACGTGAAGTTTTCCGACAAACCTAGCGGAATTCTAACATCTTCCCGGAACACTCGAGTAAAGAAGTTTTCGCTATGCATCATCTTACTTACGTTACCTTGATACCCCACTACATAGTAGCTCGATGGATACTTATGGAGATCAAGGCTATTAAGCATCTCAGCAAGCTCATCGCAAATAGGGACTGTACGGCTGCTCGTTTTTCCTACAATCTTTATATAACGTCCCGATATGTCTACGTTTTCAATCTGTAACCTACGAATTTCTTCCGGACGCATACAGCTGTAGTATATGAACTGTGAAAAGAACAAAAGCTTAGGGTAAGCTTCCATTTTCTTTTTAACCTGAGCAGCAACAGTATCACCGAAATACTGATTCTTCATAGGCTTTGTAAGTTTTGGTTCGAGCTCGCCGTCGGTTCCGATGTCAAACTCCTCGCGTTTTATCCATAATCTAGGCTTTCTTGCGAACCAGTTTAATAGCGTTACCCAGAAGTTTAAGTGATTGTTGTAGGTAGTGCCATTCCATTTTTGGACAGGTTTAAGCCAGTTCAGCATTTCGCCGATAAACCTGGAGTCAATTCCATCCAGCCTAACATCAGCAAGCTTGTTCTCGAAGAGGTAATATTCGAACCTTCCGATATACCCTTCATATGCCTGTATTGTTGCCCTGGAAAGATCCTTCTCAGACTTAGTTCTCAGGAACTGTTTGAATGCGTCTAAAAGCGTAGGAACCTTCGGATTTTCTTTCAGGATCTTGTCTACCTTAATCTTGTGAATGAATTCATCTTTCTTAGCTTCTACCAGAAAAGGATTGTATCCTGCTCGCAGCTCCTTATTTATCTCGTCCACAAGATCCTTTAGGTATGCTTCCTTTTCCCTGAGGGAATGAATGTAGTTAAGGCCTTCTTTGACCTTGATTCTCTCAAATTTTTCTGTTTTAGGATTGATAAAGGAAAAGTATGCAAACCATTCTTCATTTGGATCACCGGTTTTACCCTTGTAGCCTTTGGCGTATTTATAATCCTTGAGCAT